TCTGATAATTCAAGTACTTTTATTGGTTTCATAATTCTACTTTTTCTATAAAACGGAAAATGAACCATATTAGTACTGATATATATAAATAATTTAGATCACTTACTTATTAAAATAAAGAGATTCAGGCGTGAATCAAAAGACTGGCTTCTATTCGTGAGAACAGGTGCCAGTCTTTTTTTTACTATCACTGCCTTTTGGGGTGTAGTGGTATCAGCCTACAAGTTGCTGACGGTCGAGGGACTGCTTGTCTTGGTTTTTCTCCAGGATAATGGAGCGAAGTTCCTTGATGATGCCTTCCTTGACGAGCAGTTCGGTCTCGTATTGCTTTTTAAGTTCGGCTACGTCGGGCTGGTCGACGATGAGCATGGCGCCTTGGCCTCGTATAAGCCATTCTGCCGAGACTTCGGGGAAGAGGTCGAGGATATTCTCGATAAACTCCAGTTTAGGCGCTTGTGTGCCATTTAAATAGTTAGTAACGGTTGACGGACGCTGCCCAAGACGGTCGGCGAGTTTGCGTCCTGACAAGTCGTAGTGTCGGCGGACGGCTTCGAGGCGTTCAATGATAGTTGTCATAGTGTAAAACAGTTTATTGATGTATACGTATGTGAAAATATCTAAATTGTAACGATTTTCTGTTACGTTTTCTTGGTCATTTGTCTAAACTATTGTACATTTACATCCGAAAACGTTACAGATAACGTTTTATATAAACTTTAACGATACAAATATACAATAAATATGGCAAAGTTGACCAGAAAAAAGAAAATAATTGTCCCACGGGCTAAAATTTCGGCATTGATGTCACGATTTGACTGTGGGCAGTGCATGGTGTACAATGCGTTAGGCTATCGCTCCCAAAGCGATATGGCCAAGAAAATACGCAAGATGGCGATGGACGAGTTCGGAGGACGAAACGTCACGGTGCCGTTTTATGAGGATTAGCTGAAATCAGATATTAATGCAATTTGTTTTAGACCATGCGGAGGTGTCCGCACGTATGATTTTTATTTCCGTTATATGTCAGTCCGGTTCGTGAGAATAGGACTTTTAAAGAATCTAAAACCGACGCTATATGCTGCAACTTTTTTCGACGCAGACCTACCAGGATAAGGTAGATGCGATATATAAGCTGCTCAATACCGATACGGCCTGTCCGATAGAGTTGTTCGAGTGGCGCGTGAGGCGGATTCACTGCCTCAACTTGAAGATTAAACAACGTTCTGCCGACATGGGCAGGAAAGAGGAGATATACTAATGTTCTGGAAGAAAAAGAAAGACAAGGACAAGTCCGAGACTTGGGGCAAGGCTGCAAGGACGGGCAAATGGAGAAGTACCGCGTCGCTTAAGACAAAGCTTGACAAGGTATTTTCGATGTTCATCAGGCTTCGGGACTCAAAGGGGTATGGGTATAAGTATTTCCGCTGTGTGAGTTGTGGGAGGGTGTTGCCCTTCGAACAGGCTGACTGCGGACACTACATATCACGAACCAATATGGCTCTGAGGTTTTCGGAAGATAATTGTTCGGCTCAATGTCGTTTTTGTAACCGCTTCAAGGATGGTAATATACTTGACTATCGCCAAGGACTTATAAAAAAGATAGGCGAGCAGAGGGTGACACTGCTTGAAGCAAGGAAGCACGAGACTAAGAAATGGTCGAACTGGGAGCTTGAAAGACTTATCGAGCACTACGAGGGCGAAGTAAAGAATATGAAAAACGAGATATAGAAGCTCATAAAATAAATTATTGATGTACAATTATTAATGTGTAATTCTTGGCAGCAGCGGCTGCAACGTATGTTTTTATTGGATTTTCAACCTGTCCGGTTCGTGAGAATAGGACAGCATTTTACTACGAAACTATAAAACAAAATATAACATGAACAAGGAATATGTATTGGACAAGATACGCGAGCTGATGCCGGACGACTCGAAGAGACCGATGGGCGTTGGCTATGTGGAACTGAAGAACGCTGTGCAGGCTGACTTGAAGAAGATAATGAACGAGCTATTGAAGGACGGCGAGATAAACTACTTTAAGACGCTGAACGGCGTGACAGTGTATTTGAAGGACTCAAAAATATAAAATATGAGACAAATAATTATTGACAAGATATGCCTGCGATATTTCAAGGGTGTAGAGAATAAGGAAATCTCACTGGGCGATCATGTGAGCGTGATTAAAGGCCGAAATGGCATCGGCAAATCGACGATAGCAGATGCTATAAGTTGGGTGCTGTTCGGCACGAACCAGGCTGGAGCCACCAAGTTCGGCATCAAGACCAAGGACAAGGACGGCAAGGAGATTGAGGACGTGGCACACTCAGTGGAGATTTCGCTCAGTGTACTGGACGAGCAGGAAGGATTGACGTGCTACGTGCTGACACGTACACTGACCGAGACCCGTAAGGAAGACGGCAGCGTGACGAACAACTACACATATAAGGTAGACGGAGAGGTAGAGACGGCAGGAGACTTCAAGAAGACCGTTGACGACATTTGTCCTGAAGAAGTTTTCCGTCTGTGCTCGTCGCCTTACAGCTTCACTCAGATGGACTGGAGCGAGCAGCGCAAGAGGCTGAACGAAATGTTCGGCGTTCCGAGCGTGGAAGACGTGACGGGTGGCGACAAGAAGTATGACGTCATTAAGGAACTGCTCGAAAAGGAAGACATCGACAAGGTGCTGAAACACTTGAACTACAAGCGCAAGGAGGTACAAAAAAGCCTGGACGAGGTGCCTGTAAGACTTGAAGCCTTGAAGAACGTGCTGCCCAAGACAGAAGACTGGGCAGACATAGAGAAGAGGATCAAGGAGAAGGGACAGGAAATAGCCGCGACACGGAAAAGCCTCAATACTATTGATAACGGCGGTGCAGACTTGATACGCAAGCAGCAGAACATAAGCACTCTGAACCTTGACCACAAGCGCAAGCGCATCATGGAAGAATCGGCGCAACGCAGGTTGGGCGAGATAATTAAGGCGAACGCCGAAGCCAAGACGGCATGCAAGAAGGCTGTGGCGGAGGCGGAGCAGAATATCGAAGACTTGAAACAGAAGTTGAAGTCGTTTGATGTAGCATTGGTAAAATGCGACGCACGTATGAACGAACTTGACGCAGAGAAAGCCGACGGCAAAGAGAAGTGGAAGCTCATAAAGGCAAGGAAATGGGAATGGAACGAAGATGATGCTTTCTGTCCTACCTGCAAGCAGGCTTTGCCGGAAGACCAGGTGCAGAAGATTATGGAGGAGTCGAAAAAGACATTCCTTAACAACCAGGCGTCAGATCTCAAGAAGCTGGGTGACGACGCTGCAAGAATAAAAGAAGAAGTAAAGAAGTGTGAGGAGAACACTGAATACTTCAAGACGCAGCAGAAGGCAACGCAGACGCAACTTGGCGAAGCGGAGACGGCTCTGGAAGAAGCCTGGAAAGCGCAGGAGGAACAGGCGAAGAAAGAGGAAGAGAAGGTGAGCGTAGAGACCTTGCTTGCAGAGAAGCCCGAATACAAGCAGGTGTGCGACCGTATCAAGAAGATAGAGGCTGAGCAGGAGAATCCGGCTGACGAGGGTATGAGCGAGGAAGACAAGAAGTTGAAGGCTGACTTGGAAAAGAAGCTGAAAGACTTGGAGTCAGAGAGAGAAGTGCTCGCGTCACGACTTGCAGTAAAAGCGCAGTGGGAGAAGGTGAACGCACAAATAGTCGGTCTGCAGGAAGACCGTGCGCAATGGAAGGAGCAGATAGACGGTCTGGACGAGAAGATAAAGGCAGCAAGCGACTTTCAGAAGCGCTCGTGCGAGGTGCTTGAAGAGAACGTGAACAGACGGTTCAAGCTGGTAAAGTGGAAGATGTTCAGACGGCAGCTCGACGGTACGGAAAAGCCTTGGTGTGAGTGCTCGGTGGACGGTGTGCCCTACTCAGACCTGAACACGGCAGCGAAGATAAACGCAGGACTCGACATAACTAATGTGCTGAAAAGACATTACGAAGTGGACGTGCCTTGCGTGATAGACAATGCCGAGACGGTGCTGGAGCCGTTGTATGACGGAGGTCAGCAGATAAGGCTGACGGTGACGGAGGACGAGGAAATGAGGATTGAACATGAAGATTGAGACGAAGTATAGCATCGGAGATACCGTGTGGTTTCTGGACGGGTATCGGGCGCAGTGCAGCAAGATAACCGGGATAGAGGTGCAGGTGCTGGGCAAGTCGAAGCCCTTCGTGCAATACAGATTTTGTGTGTTCCCTCCAATAAAGGAGGAGCACGCTTTCAAGACAAAGGAAGAACTAATTAAATACATAGAAAAATGACACAGACAACGACAACAGCAGTGGCAAAGCAGCCACAGTTGACAGCCAAGCAGTTGGCAGTAAAGGATTTCAAGAAAGTAGCCGAAGGCGGTTACTATCAGCAGCAGTTGAAGAACGTATTGAAGGAGAACGCAGGTACGTTCGCGGCATCGCTCATGGAGCTGGTGACGGGTGACGACAAGCTGCTGGCTTGTGAGCCGAAACTCCTCATGGCAGAAGCAATGAAGGCGGCATCGCTGAAACTGCCACTGAACAAGCAGCTTGGTTATGCCTACATCGTGCCTTACGGCAAGACCCCGACAATGATTATCGGTTACAAAGGTCTGTATCAGTTGGCTATCCGCAGCGGACTGTACAAGAACATCAACGCTGACGTAGTGTATGAGGGTGAATACCAGGGCTACGACAAGATTACGGGTGAGCTGCACCTGAATGGCGAGAAGGTATCGGACAAACCCGTAGGTTACTTCGCCTACTTCGAGCTGACAAACGGCTTCAAGAAGATGATGTACATGAGCATCGACGATATGGCGACATACTGCAAGAAGTATTCGGCAACGATGAAGAGCTGCAAGATGTCGAACGAGGAGCTGGCAGAGTTGGCAGAGAAGCAGGCGAAGCAAGGCCCGGGTAACTCCGTGGGCTGGTACGGCAACTTCAACGATATGGCGACAAAGACGGTGCTGCGCAGACTGCTGTCGAAGTACGGCTATCTGAGCATCGAAATGCAAACTGCCATGAGCGTGGACGAGGTGGAGACTGCTGAGGAACACCGTGACACTGAGTTTGCTGAGAGCAAGGAGGTGATCACCGTGGACGCTCAGACTGGCGTGGTACTGAACGGCGGGGCTGACACTGAGCCTTCCGAAGCCTCTCTGATCCCCTCTAAGCCTTTGAAAGGGGAAGGTATTCCAGAAAAAAATCCGTTTGATGAGTAATGTAAGAAATGAGAGATTATACAATATTTGGACTTGCATGAAAATGCGATGTTTGAATAAAAATAATCCTCGCTATCATAGATACGGTGGACGCGGTATTCGTGTAGCTGATTGTTGGCTGCACGATTACCAATCCTTCAAAAAATGGGCATTAAGTAATGGCTATGGAGAAGGAATGTCAATAGAGCGCATTGACAATGATGGTAATTATTGTCCCGAAAACTGCAAGTGGATACCTCAAAGTCAACAGAGCAAAAATCGCACTATGAATATTGCTATCTCGTATAGAGGTGAGACAATGTGTTTAAGTGATATGTGTAGAAAATATGATGTCTATAATCATTATGGAACCATAAAAGATAGAATATTGAAAAAACACATGTCTTTTGAAGAGGCGATAAATACACCTGTGAAAAGTATACACGATAACGATATTACGGGGAAACGCTATGGACGCTTGACAGTACTTCATTTCTCACGCTTTTACAAAAGGAATTCTTACTGGTTATGCAAATGCGATTGTGGTATGATAAAAGAGATAAGAAAAGATTATTTAGGAAGAGTTCTCTCTTGCGGATGCTTAAAAAGGGAACAAGACAAAATTAATTTAAGACATGAAATTAATCGTGATTAATAGCGGAAGTCGTGGCAATGGATATTTGCTGGAAGATGATGATGGCGACCAACTTTTAATTGAGGCAGGTTGTCGTTTGAGAGACTATCAAGAAGTGGGACACCTTAAAATAAGTCGTGCTCGTGGCATGTTAATCAGCCACGAGCACGGATAAGGAGACCATGCGAAATATGTGCGTGATTTTACCCGCGTAGGGATTGAGGTGCTATCGACGGCTTCGTTGAAGGAGAAAAATAAATTTGGAGTGACGGCTGTGGAGCATGGGAAAACTTATCATTTAGGTAATTTCTCAGTAACGCCATTGGCAGTTGAGCATGATGTGGATTGCTTCGCTTATCTTATTCATGGTGAGTGCGGAGTCATTGAATTTGCGACGGACTGCTGGAACCTGCATCAAGTAGTGAAGGGAGTGACGCATTATCTTATCGAGGCGAACTATCAGGACGACATCTTGGACGAGGCTGTGAGAGAGGGGCGCACGGTGGCGAAGCAAGCGGACAGAATAAGGCTGAGCCACATGAGCCTGAAGCACTGCATAGAATACTTGAAGATGTGCGAGGCGGACAAGACAGCGAGGACGATAACGCTGATACATGCGAGCGGAAGACATCTGGACAAGAAACATGCTGAGCTGGCGGTGGCGGGACAGACGGGTGTGCCGACATGGGTGGCGAAGCAAGGATTGGAAATAGTGTTAATGTAAGGAAAGAGATATTATGGATAAAGAAAAACTTGACAAGGCAATAATCATAAGAAGTATGCTTGACACAGATTTGAATGCTCTTAGCAGAGCTTCAGATATAAAAGATGGCGTGCTTGGAGATAGTCTTAAAACAATCGTAAGAAACGATAAAGAATTTAGAGCCAAGTTTATGCAACTTGTACACGAAACATACAACCGTTTGCGAAAAGAATTTGATGAACTTTAAAAACGAAGAATAACGGAAAGGGGGTAAGGGGTATGGCGACTTTTGAGAGGCTGAATGACCCGAGGCAGTATATGGCTGCCATGAGAGAGATAGACAAGGCTCGTGACTGCGGTTATGCTATAGACATAGTGAAGCACAGAGAGGTGGCTACGAACAAGCAGATGGCTTATCTGAACTTCATCATCAGTTACTACGGATACAAGCAGGGCGAGATATTCTATAGTGTGCTACGGACGATACAGCAGGACGTGTGTCCGCATATATTCCTGGCAGACGGAAGTAAAAAACCAAAACCGCTGTGTTACCTGACTACAGCTGAAATGTCGAGCGTGATAAGGAACTTCCTGGACTATGCGTCGATGAGCGAGGTAATGATACCGGACAAGGACGACGAGCGAGGACTGAGAAGCGCAAAGGCAGAGCTGGCGAGCGGTGGCGCAGGCTGGGTGTAGGAATGTTGAGTTAGGAATTTTGAATGTTGAATTGGTCGGCTTTGCCGATTTTGAATTAATAAATTTTGAATTGATATGATACATATAGAAGGAAAGGTAGTGGATATTATGCCGGAGACATCGGGCGTAGGCAAGTCGGGCAGACAGTGGCGTGAGCGAGCGGCGGTGATAAATCATGTGGCTCACGAGCAGTATCCGAAGAACGTAGTAGTGGCTTTCAAGGGCGAGGCTGTAGACACGGTGAACACGCTGCGTGTCGGCGACGTGGTGAGCTGTGACATCAGCATTGACGCACACGAGTACCGAGGCAAGTTCTTTAACGAGATTAAGGGATTCGGATTGAAGAAAGTATAAATCAAAGATTTAAATAAGCTCTAAATATGGCTGACATTGGGGCTTGCTTTAGGAAGATAGGAGATATACCTACAACTCTAACGCTCTTCTACCTTATATATAAAGCAAACGATGAGGGATATGTAGATGCTTCTTATGCGGACATGGCTAAAGCTTTGAATCGCTCACGAACAATGTTGTATAAGTACGTGATGCGACTTGCGAGTTTGGGAGCAATAGAATTACGAAGTAAACAGCAAGTAAACAACAGGTTAACAGCGAGTGAACAAAAAAGAACGTACATTTACATACCTCAAATAGCTTATTATAAGCGTGTTACAAGCACCGGAGAAAATCGTTCGGTTAACAGTAGGTTAACAACAAGTAAACAGGAGATTAACAAGAAATGCTTGCCCCAAAAGACGCTCGAAGAACGTAAGGAAGAATTTCACGAGTCATTAAAGCCTTTCGTTGAGAAGTATGGAGAAAACTTGATAGAAGAGTTTTATAACCATTGGGCGCAGGTAAACGAGGGTGGCACGAAGATGCACTGGGAGAAGCAGAAGACGTTTGAGATAGCTCGAAGGTTGGCTACCTGGAAGCGGAACGGCTACGGCAAGAGTACTTCCGAGCAGCGCATGCACACAGACGGAACCGTGCTGCACGCGGAACAAATGGATTACACGAAAGGAACATGGTAGATGAACTTCAATTTCAAGCAAATGGTGGAGAGCCTGAAAGACACGGGCTATCCTGCCGAACCCGACAGGGTGAGAATAAAGGTGGCGAACGCTGAGGCGAGGCTGAGAGCTGGGCTGGACTACTTCACGGGCAAGGGAGTCTGGAACGAGGAGAACTACAGACCCGTGGTGGAGTGGCTGGAGGACAACAAAGGCCGGGGTCTGCTGATAAACGGAGGCTGCGGTCTCGGGAAGTCGCTGATAGGCATGCGTATAATACCGATACTTATCAATACGGCATGCCGAAAGGTTGTGAGCATATACCGGGCGCAAGACCTCGTGTCGCAGCCAGACGCCATACTGAGCAAACACATTATATATATAGATGATGTGGGGACTGAGAATGTGGCGAACAACTACGGCAACAAGCGCATACCCTTCATGGAGCTGTGCGACTTGGCTGAGATAAAGGGCAAGCTCCTGATCCTGACAACGAACCTTGACATTCCGCACTTGGAGGAGAAATACGGAGAGCGCACGATAGACAGGCTTAGAGCTATCACGAAGTGCGTAACGTTTAGAGGTAAATCACTTAGAAAATAACTAAAAAAAGAGGAAATATGACTGTAACGAGAATTGATTTTGTAGACAATGCCACGACCAGGGAGGCTGGCATCTACGCAGTAAGGTACGGATGGGCATTCGCCAAGGGTGTGTGCCGTGAAGTTAACGAGTTTGTGCATCGGCTGCCATGGGTGTGCATAGGTGCTGTGCTGATTGTGACAACGGCAGTGAGCTACGTGTGTATCGCAGAAGCAAGAGCGGAGCGTGACAAGGCGAGCAAGGCGCAAGTGAAACTGCAAGAACGTGTAGAACAGCTAACATGTGCTGTCGAGGCAGAAAGGAGCGGGAAATGAATCACAATCCATTTATGCCTCGTGAGCAGTGCACAGCTATCCTCACATTCGACAACGGTCAGCGTGTTCGTGCTGAAATCCTCATTCCCAAGTCAGACCGACCAATCTATCACGACGACCTCGAACGACGCTTCATCCGCGACTTCCACAAGTCGCAGCCTCGGGCTGTACACAAGTTAGTCAAAGTGCATATCCTGCGCAATTAATCAGCGAACATATAAAAACGGTAAAAACAACAGAACTATGAAAGAAGAATACACCTCATGGGAGTACTTCAAGGAAGATACTCCTATTACCAACATCAAAGTAAATCCTCGAATCATTTATAAAGATTAGTGACTATGAAGAAATTCAAGACATGGCTTATCCACCTTCTGGGTGACATAACTGTAAGAGAATCGTTTGAGAGCGACAAGAACAGCGCTTATTTAGGTGCATATACAGCCCTAAGCATCATTAAGGGATATGCTGAATCCCTTAACGGCAAGCCTGCCGATGAATGGAGCAAACTGGTGTACGAACAGATATGCAGACAATTAAAATCAGTCGCACATGGAGCTGACGAAGAAAGACCAGCGTCACATCCGTAACCTCGCGGCGGATGACGTGTTCAAGATTACCGTCAATGCGTCAGAATATGCCGAGACTTACAGAATAGCCTACCTCAAGGAGGCTATGAAATACCTCCAAGAGAAGATAGAATTCCTGGAAATGCGTTACAATAAAAATTACAACAATGGAAAACGAGATTAATATAGCAGAGATATTGAAGGATTGCCCGAAAGGGATGGAGTTGTACTCACCGATATACGGCACGGTCGGACTTTTGAAAGTGGACAGTAATTCTGTATATTCAATAATGACAGCTACCAGCATTGACCGCACTGGTTCGTTTACTTCTGAAGGTCGACTTTATGAAAAATACCCCTCTGCAGAATGCCTCCTCTTTCCATCCTCTGAAATGCGCGACTGGACGAAGTTCTTCAAGCGAGGAGACGTGGTGCGCAGTATAGATGATGGGGCACAAGCTGTTTTTAAGGGTTGGGAGAGCGATGATTACACGTCGTTTTATGCGTCAATCGTACATCATGCAGAAGTAGACGAATGGGATGAAGATATTGTGTTTGCCGTAGAATCATTCTACAAGGAGTATGAAGAATTCGCGAGAGGCTTTATTGTTGACGCAGAGGAGCACTACAATGGCAAATATAATCCCGAAACCTTGCAAGTAGAGCCTGTAAAGCCCGAATGTCCGTTCAAGCCGTTCGGTGAGAAAATAAAAATTAAACTTGAAGAAATAAAAGAGCTAATAGAAGAATATGAAAATGAAGTACAGTAAAGGTGTTTATAAATCTCGCCTGTATAGAATTTGGACAGGGATAATTGACAGGTGTACTCACCGTAGAAATAATTTATCTAAGCATTATGCTGATGCAAAAATAAAAATTTGCGAAGAATGGAGACATGATTTTATGGCTTTCTATAATTGGGCCTTATCAAATGGCTATTCAGACAATTTGTCTATAGATAGGATTGACAACAACAAAGGGTATAACCCAGAAAATTGTAGATGGGCAACTCTTTTCCAACAGGCCAATAACAAAAGCAACAACATTATTGTGTCTAATAATGGTGTTTCGCATACAGCAGCAGAATGGTGCAGGATAATAGGTCTTAGTTACAAAACATTTAAGAGTAGATATTATACACAACACTTGTCTGCTTATGAAGCTATATTTCTACCCGTAAAGAGAGGAATAAGAAATACACAAAAGCACTGCATCCCCTACGAGCGCACTGCCCACCTTCTCGGCACAGCCGACCCCTACACGGAAGGAGGTAGCGAATGAGCTGCTCCTTCTCTCTCGAAAACGTCAAGTTCCGTGAGACCGCACACATAGCCTTCGAGGATGAATACGTCACGGCATACCAGTCCACCGACATCGTCCCGAAGATATACAAGAGCGTCAACACCCCTCGCGACAAGAACGGATTGGCATCAGGCAAGCCCAAGACCTACTACCGCACCCGGTACAGCGAATGGGTCACGGAAAAGACATTTATTACACAATATCAGAAAATCAGAGAAAAATTCTAAGTTATGATAATAGAAATATTGAAAATCATCGCCAGCCTCTCTATCACCATAGCACTCTTCTATACTTTCTTTAAAGTTGGCAGACTGAGTGCTTACGACCGTCTTATGGAGCATTTTAACGATGCTGTTAAGCTTATTAGCAAGCAGGAAGTAATAATCCAAACTTACGAACAAAAGCTTAAGGAAATAGAAAAGGAAGCACAGCAATGAAAGACGTATTCACAATTCATCAAGCCGACAACGGCATCATGCTGAAATCGGACGAATATGTAGAGGTGATAGAGAACAGTCACGAGCCCGACGGCAAGGGTAAGGATAATCTTTATCTCAACCTCGGAAGGTATCTCTACAGCATGATAGAGTGCGCGATGAACAGAGATATATCGAACAACGTTCAAGTAGAACTCAACATAACGAAAATTGAATAACATGATAGACGAAAAGAAAATCACAGAAGCTGTAAACGCATACATCGGCTATGCTAAAGAGATTGACGAGGGTATAGAAACATCTATGAGACGTGATGCTTTCCGTGCTGGAGTGGAATGGTTCAAGCAAGCTATTTGGTATGACGCAAGCGAGAAACCACAAGGTTCGGCTGCTATTCTTTACCTGTGGCACGACGAGCAAGGTGGTATGGACGTTGGTATTGATGGTGTATTCGACGATTTAGAATGGAAGAAATTCGTTGAGTGTAACAAAATCACCAAGTGGTGCTACATCAATAACATATTGCCGAAAGGAGGTGACAAATGATTAAAGCAGAAGACCTGAGAATAGGAGCTAATCCTAAGCAAAAGCAAACAGAATGGCCAATGTCTTGTTGGAGTCTCTTACCCATTCCCCTTACTCTTGAAATCCTTGAGAAGAATGGATGGAAAGACATTCTTTATCAGAAACTTCCGTGGACTTATTACCGTAAAGAAAACAGTAAAGTTCAAGTAGGCTATAATTGTGAGTCTGACAAAAATCCGTTTTCCGTTGTCAAGGGAAGAGTAGGATTGAAAAGGGTCAATTACGTTCATGAACTACAGCACATACTTTGGGCGTTAGGTGAGGATGCAAACTTAAAGATTTAAAAATTATGAAGAAGATTATATTCAACGACAAGTACCTCCTCACACAAAAGGTACTTGAAGGTCACAAGACGCAGACAAGGCGAATATTGCTTCCCCACACTGTTCATAAATTGAGAAATGGGAACGACTATCAAGAAGTTATTAGGCTCTATTCAACATATAAAGTCGGCGAGGTGGTTGCTGTGGCGCAAAGATATAAGGATATAGCTTTAGATTTGCCAGTAGAGCTTGCAGCGGAGTTGATAAAACAACCAGGGTGGACGAACAAAATGTTTACCAAAGCAGATGTTCTAACTCGCCATATACGCATAACGAATATTCGAATTGAGCGTCTACAAGACATCAACCCTATGGACTGCTTGGCAGAAGGTATATGTCCCTCAGACCAGCGCGAATCATTATGGTGTGTTGCACCAATTAATGACGATAAATGCGGTGGCTTAGAATATAACCATTCTATTTTGGGTGATGGTCCTTGGCATCTGCACCCAAATGCCAAATTAGCCTACGCCGACCTAATCGACCACATATCTGGCAAAGGCACATGGAAGAACAATCCCTATGTATTCGTGTATGATTTTGAACTAAGTGACTAAGACTATGAAACAGCGATTAGCAAAGAAAATAGTAAAGGCAAGCCCTTTATATGAATGGTAATGGTTATGGCAATGGCTAATTTAACCGCATACGGAGACATGTTCGATGGGACTTTATACGCACGTCAGTCAGACTTGAAGCCTCGTCCTATCCCCAAATCTCAGCCCAAGGAAGAACATTGTTTCGTAATCAAGGGCAAACAGATAATGGCTACGTCTCGCAAGGACGCAATCAAGAAGTACAACCATAAATACAAATAATATGACACGTGGAGAAACAGTAGAACGCATCAAGGTAATGCAAGCATTTGTTGAAGGAAAACAGATACAATATAAGGATAGTGACGGCAATTGGAAGGATGTCAATGACCCTATGTGGTCAAGCGTCAACGAATACCGCATTAAGCCAGAATACAAGTACCGCCCTTTCGCCAATGCTGAAGAGTGCTGGCAAGAAATGCTAAAGCATCATCCGTTTGGGTGGGTTAAAACAGACGAGGGGTATGAACAAATTTGGCATGTAAATAAAGGTGACGATTTCACATTAAAAACTTGCAGATTCGCCGACGGAACGCCCTTTGGCATAAAGGAGGAATAAACAATGAGAACAATAAAATTTCGTGGCAAGGATGTCTTTACAGGCGCTTGGCGATATGGTGACTTGGTGCATAATCAGAAGGTCACAACCACTGGCTTGGAACCTCGCACTATGGTCGGTGGGTATGAGGTTGACCCAGAGACTGTAGGGTAGTTTACGAACCTTAAAGACTCTAAGGGGAATGAGGTCTACGAAGGTGATATTGTTGTGTGTGATAACGGTATAATTGTTAACGAAAAATACGCTTGTGTTGTCGTTTTCAAGCATGGTTCGTTCTGTCTTCGTTCTGTGGATAATACTGTGACTACTTCTATCATGATTCATGTTGACTGTGGACGGCTATTGTGCTGGGCAGTCATCGGCAACGTATTCGACAATAAAGCAAAAGAAGGAAAAGAATATGAAAGCAAGATTGGCAAAGAAAATAATTAAGGCGAGTGCTACTTACTGTTTCTATTGTAGAAATTGCGACACTTACAGTAGATTTAAGTATCATCCGTATTGGACAAGTCACTGGAACCGCTATGGTTCTCAGATGAAATACGTACCAACAGGAGTTTGGAGGTTAGACCAACGTTTGAATGCAGCTTTGCGACGGCTGCCTCAATATACATCGAGTATTTTGAGTGCTGTCAGGACAAAGCAAATGGAGCTGAAAAGAATACGGCTGCACAGGTTGTTGGAACGGGTGAAAGCCAAACAGAGCGTTAAGGAAGGAAATAGTAATGAGAATGTGCCCTCATTATTCGACGGAAAAATGGAATGTCTATAACGGCAATCTATTAGACCGGAAATCGAGTCGTGAACTGACCATGCTCTACAAAAGGCGCATGGAAGAGGAAAGGAGCAAGGGGGAGTTTGTCCCTTATAGGACTTACTTCCGCTGCTCAAAGTTTAACATTAAAGAATGGAGGCGGTATGAACGAATTAATTAAAATCACAGAACATGACGGCAAACGTGCTGTCAATGCAAGAGAGCTGCATCAGTTTCTGGAGAGTAAGCAAGACTTTTCCACCTGGATAAAGTCAAGAGTCGAAAAATACGAATTTGTTGAGGGTCAAGACTTTATTACAGCTCCACAAATTTATGGAACTGCAAACGGAGGTCATGCGATAAGAACAGAATATGCTTTATCGCTTGACATGGCAAAAGAGCTGTCGATGGTTGAGAACAACGAGAGAGGGCGCATGGCTCGCAAGTACTTTATTGAATGCGAGAAGAAAGCGAATACTCCAGTTCTGGACGACTTCGACAAGAAGCTGAAAACTGCATCGTGGCTTGCGTCTTATCTGAATCTTAGCGATGCAAGTAAATTGCTTATTGCACAGGCTATTGCTAAACCATTCGGACTGCCTGTGCCCGATTATGTGACAAGCAAGGGCGTGCATCATTCAGCAAGTGAGTTGTTGAAGAAACATTGTGTGGGAATGTCGGTAGTGAAGTTCAACGAGAAGCTTATGGAGAAGGGTTTTCTTGTGGAGGCTACAAGAAAGGGTACAAACAAGCTGCACAAGTTTAAGGTAATAACTGGCAAGGGTTTGGAATTCGGCGAGAATGTGGTGTCGGCAAAGAATCAAAACGAGACGCAGCCACATTGGTATGACGAGAAGTTTGAGGAATTAATAAACATAATAAACTAAAATATGAAGAAAGAATTAGTGTATAGAGTACTTCAAGAAGTAAAGGATGTGAGTCTGAATCCGGAATGGCATTCGTCGGTATATACCATTAGTTTGGCAGTGCTTGAAGGGCATGTGACACGTCATACTCAACGCAAGCTGTTGGGTATTATACCGCTGCCCGACAAGTATGCATGGCATATTGACACCTGGGTGTCGCTGACGGGTACAAAATGTGACGGGTGGCACAAAGGTAGCGAGGAGAACTTGAGCATCGAGAGCAGAAAGCGTATAGCGGAAGAGCGATTGAAGATGGAGGTGTTTTTGAGACATAAATGCAACGAATACAAGAAGGTGTGGTAACCGTTTGTAACAGGAATACATTGACGATTGACGCAAAAGCGGATAGAGAGGAATGAATCCTGCCCTATCCGCTTTTGTTGTCTTTAGGAATTGACGTACCACCAAATCTTATCCGACGGATGGTCGGTGTCTTCGTCCTGTAGGAAGCTGCGTGCTAACTCGCACGACTTTTGCAGTAGCCGACTACGGTCACGGAACCAGGAACGAAGGGTTTCGATGTGGTTGGAGTACATGAGATTGACGGTGACACAGAAGTCCCAGAAGTTGTAATCGTCGGGCAAGGTGAGCAGCATCTTGTCGTAAGCTGCACGTATATCCTCGTAGGGGAAGAACGGTGCATAGGACTTGTGCGTATCGTCACGGAAATAGTACATTCGGGCGATGGCTGCTCGTGCATCGGCTTCGTTGAAGTGATGGTCGTTGTCGAGGAGATAGAGCATCTTGTGAAGAGCGGTCTCCATTTCCTGTTCGGTCATTCCGCAAGAGTTGTTGCGGAGGCGTGTTGCTGCGCTGGTGAAAGCGTCAGCGAGTAGGTTTCGTACATTCATAGTTATTTGGTTTTAGTTAGACGTTGTGTTTGTGGCGGAAGCTGCGGCATATCATCTGCACGAAGGCACAGGCATACAGAGCCAAGGTCATGATTATGAGGATAAAGTCGGCATCGTACATTTCGTTGCTTATGAGCCAAGAGCGGTAGTATATGCGAATGGCATTGGTGCCGATGATGTAGACGAACGGTATGCGCCATATCCAACATAGCTTGAAGAAATGGCTTGCAGGGAGCATGAAGACTACGGGGAAGATGTAGACCATGAAATAGAGGTAGGCGATACATTCCTCGTTCTCACGAATGTCGATAAGTATCTCACGTGGGTTGTCGTGAAAACTGTACACGCCATACCAATGACATAGCATGAGGAGGATAGGCACATAGCGCAGAGTCTTCTCGTAAAAGAAGAATATCGAGCGGTTGAGTGTTGGGCTGACGCTTGTTGTTGATGTAGTTTTCATAAGCCTATATTTTAGTAAAAACGTAAAGATAGCGAAAATAAGTACAAAGTGTAAGCGTTTATAAAGATTTTATAAACAAATGTACGTTTTTATTGATTTAAAGCAAAAAAAAGAATGAAAGGATTATATCCCTTCATTCTTCTTGATAACCTTACCGACAACCCATTTGTTGCCGTAGTCTTTAATCCATTTGTCGAGCCATTCGAGAGCCGAAAGGAGGTCTTTGTGTTCGACGGACGGTGCGCCTTGCTGTGTTGTGTACTCGCCATAAGATACTCGCCAAAGGTTTTCGGGGGTCTTGGTTATGGTGAGCGGTGAGCGGTAGGTTTCACGAGCGTTGTATGTGCGGACGCTCTGAGGGAGGTTCTTGAACATTCGGTGATAGCGTCGGTCGGGATGCCCTTCATCCTTGGCGTGTGGGTCGGGAGGAATGGGATTGCCTTCACGTTCCAACTTCTCGACTACTGCATCACGTACATACTTGGCTCGCTTGCCCCTTAACGCATCAAGTCGCTCGTAGACAGCTGGCTCCATCCAAAACGTCATGCGCTGCGTGTATTGCTTGACGGTGTTGCGTGGAGCGTGGCTGACGGCTCGCTTGCGGATATATCGCTCTATCTCAATGAGGTTGCCTTTGCTGTCACGTCGGTAGGCAAGGATGAGGTTCTGCGTTATCTTGTTGTAGACTTCCGCTTTCTCGCTCTCGGGATAATCAGCCATAAGCGACTTGATGATAGTCTTTAGCTGTGTCTCGCCTTGATAGGAGACTTCTGTGCGGTCGAGTTCGAAGAGGTCGTCGTATATTACTATTATTGACTTCATAATGTCAGCATGAAATAAAAACGGCAAGTATGATGATTATCAGAACTGCCCAGTCTTGTTTCTTCATAAATATTGACTTAACCGTGATGTCGAGGGCTGATTAGGTTTTCTGCAAAGTTAATAAAAATTTTCTAATCTTGTTGTCTTGTCATATTGCTATTTGTTTTGTTGTCATACATTGTTTTATCATGTTCATGTTGTCGTTGACGAGCGAGACGATGCGGTCGTGGTAGATTGTGAATTTGTCGCATGCACCGTAGCACTGGACTACTTTCATCTGCTGTAGGTCTACTTCAACGGTCTCGATGCGCTTGTCGTTGATGCGAGCGGAAAGTATGAGCGAGTTCTGCTTTGCGTAATACTTATTCGCATATACGCAATGATGCATCGCTGTGCCCTCCTCGAAGAAATCGGCTACGCTGCGGAGTACATGACAGGAGATTGTGCCGTCGGTTATCTCAACATCGAAGAAGCGATTGCAACGGTTGATGTAGTCTGCATTCTGCTTCTCTTTCATCTGCATGTCTCGTAGCTGCCTTGTACGCTCGGCTTCACGTCTTCTGCGCTCGTCCTCGGACATTGAAGCTTCAACCGCCCATTGATGGGTGTGCTCGAAGTCTTCGGGGCACACGAAGTGCGGATTGTTGAGGTCGCATTTAAGGTTAACGAGCATTCGGATGAGGTCGAAGTAACGTGAGGGGTTGATGATGTCGTAGTTGTGACGGATAGCAATGCGCACAGCGTTGATGTATGCCTTTGTCGTACGTTCGTTGTATATCATGTGTTCTGCGAGTTGAGGACGTAGCTTGATTATCGTCTCGGCAAACTTGTCGCATGACAAGAAGCGATACCAACGATATAGCTTGTCTTGCTCCATATATTCGGCTGCGTATCGGTAAGCACCTTCAACGGACTTGTTGTAGAGATACGTGTAAGATACATTTACAAAATGGTCATACACGTATGTAGGGTTAGGGCGTACCTCCAACTTCGAAGCGTAGCAGAATGTATCAATGTACAGTCCGAGTGTGCGCTGACGTGCGAGAAGTATCTGCTTCTCGCCTACCTTGTTCCAGAACTGAAAGACTTCCCACGTTGTGTAAGAAACTTCCTTAGCTCTGTTGCGGTGGCGGTCGATGCGGATATATCTGAGCACCTGCCAGCCTTTGTAGGCTTGATTGATAACGACATAGCAGCGGTTGTACATTTCCTCGTACTTACACGAGCCGTATGTATGACGGATGATGTGAGCGGTGTCACGCTTATTTATCTCGCCTAACTTGTGAGAGAGGTCAACAACCTCTCTCTCTATCTTTGTGCGTGGTTTCATATTACATTCCTCCAAATAAATCAAGTTGTAATGAGTTGTCTACTTTCTTTGCCTTTTTCGGCTGTGGCTTCGGGATGAGCACGGCTGTCTTCGGCTTTGTCTCCTCTTTAGGTGCTGCCACAACCTTAGCCGGTATCGTTTGTTTGGTCGGCTCAACGTCCTTCTCTTGATAGTAGTGGACTGCCATCTGTAGCACATCTTCGTCGGATATGGCTGCACAATTGCCAACGGCTTGCTTGTGAGCCTGCTGTGTGATATACAGGAGACAATTCTTCATAGACTTCTGCTTATCCTCGTAGCGTTCACGGAAATTGGCGTCCTGCTGTGCCATTTCTCCTAACTTATTTTCAAGATATTCCTGTAGTGTCATATTGCTAAGTATTTACAATTGTTTATATTCTGTTCGTCAGACAACGAATTGCACCAATCCGTAGTGGCTGCTTCGTTTATCTGTGCGAGGTTCGCCTGTGGGTATGCTGCATGCAACACGCTGTAGGCTCGCTCGCTGTAGGTATCATCTGTGAGCGGTCGGCTCATGATGGTATTGTAGAGGTGCTGATAGCTTGTCATAGTGTCTCGATTTCATATCCGTAAAAGTCGTCTGCTGACAACACTATCTGTTCGCTGTTGTACCGTTCGGCTACTATTCGCTTCGCCTCCTGTGCATCTGCTGCGTCGACCTCCACCTTTCGGGAGAGAGTCTCGACAATTACTACTGTGTACTTCATATTCGTATGTTTTTGATTAATATTTGTGGCTGCTTCGACCTCGCATCGAAGTGGAGTGGCTTGTACCACATTCAGCCTGTCAGTTTAGTTCTCTGTGATGATATACTCGAAGTATACTTCACTTGACTTGGCAAAGACTTTAAAGCGGACATTCAAGCGCACATCTTCGTCAATCAAGTTTTCGTTATAGCTGTCTTCTATTGTACGTGCCCATTCCTCAATCTGCTTTGTCTCTCTATCGTGTATTGTGCTTTCGAATGAAATATGAACGTAGTTGTTGTAATATTCGACCTTTGCGACTTTGTCACAGATGAAACCGACGTACCTGTTTCCTTGCTCCACGTACTCGCTATTATCGAATAGGTCGTCGAATAGAATGTCGCTGCATATGTCCTTTTCATTGATAGGACATGGAATAATGTTTGTCTTCATAAATCATTCCTCCTTTCGTTTAAAGTTACATTCGATATTTCTGCACATACCACCCATAAACATATGGCAGTAGCCGAGAAACCAAAATTTACATTCCTTGTTTTCGTTGTTCTTCTTCATAATTGTAATGTTTTATTGTTAATAGTTCCGTTGTCGGTGTCGCTCCGATATGGTTTCTATCCCCAACGGATTATCGTCTTATGGCTGCTGCCCTGCCGTGCGTCTGCCTGAGCATTGCAAGTACCTCTCGTTTGATTATCTTGTTAGGCAGAGTGCGGAGGTATTTCTTAAGAGTCTGCTTAGTCCAAAAGTGGCGTGTGGTCTCTCGCCCTTCGACTGTCTTGCGAAAGAACCACATCGTTCCTGCCACTTCCATTGACAAGCCTACTTCATAGGTGATGCCGTTAATCTTTATCATTACGTTCGATGTTGTGCGACCATTCGTAGAGACGTTCGAAGTGGTCTGAACCTGTATAAGTGTCGATGTCTCCATATTCTTCGATGTCGTTCATCAGCAAGCGCACGTCTTCTTTAATCTGCGCTCTGTCGTACTCTGCTTCTGTCGCTTTCTTTGTCGTTACGATTGCAAGTGCTGTGCTTGCTATCAACGCTGCTACTAATAACTTGTTCATAGTCCAAATATCTTTTGTTTTAAATCATCTATTATTTTTATGTTCTCGGTTGCATAGGCTTTCGCCTTTTTGCTTGACTTAGTACGGTTGAGAAGTGCTGTGAGTTCCTCTCGATAATCTTTGAGTATGAGTCGTAGCATAGCTGCATCAACTGCACTCAATAGCACTTTCCGTGTCTTAGGGGTCTTGGGGCGGTCGCACCGCCCCTTATCTTTGGATTTACTCATTGCCCCATTCGTCCCAATGTCTGCCTACATATATCCCCGATACGTAGTTGACTACCATCGAAAATATTAGTAATACTATCCATAAATCTGTTGTCATAGCTGTATGTTTTAAGGGTTAATGTTTAGTTGAATATCTACTACAACCGCTCCATTCGCTTGGGTTGCCGTTAGCTTGACAAACTATCTTGTCAAAGCAAGAATTAATGTTGCTGAAATAGAAGTGCGCATATTTGCAATCTAAACAACAAATCTCTTGTGCTAATGTTATCATATCTGTATGTTTTAAAGTTTGTGCCGTGTGCGGTCTCGCTCCGCTTGCCTTTCAATCGGTCACGGCTGTGGGTTTACAAGTCTTTTGTGTTGTCAAGGGCTTTTTGTATCTCCTTGACCTGTGCTCGTTCTATCTCGTCAAGACGTTCGATAATCTTAGATGCGACATTGAGGAAACATAGAGCCTCTTTATTTGTGCATCCACACACACGGGCGTCGTAATCACCACAATAGTAATATGATTGATTGACGTCTTCAAGTGAGTACCAGTCAGTACCATAACCGTAACCATCTTCTCGCCCAATCGCAAGAAAGTCGTAAGCGTCACCGCTCGAACGTACTCTATTGCAGGTTACCTGCACATCATCTATCTTTATTATTTCACGCTCGATGTCAAGGTCGAACATCTTAACAGCGATACTACAAGCGATTTTTTCAACACGCTCTTTGAGCTGTTTTGTCAACTTTTTGTAGTCATCACGCTTTAAAATCTCATTCAAGTTCTTTTCCATAATCGTATGTTTTTATTGTTTATTGATGTTTGGTGAAGCCTTGGAGGGGCATCGCCCCTCCTTATCTTCGGTTAGTCTTCCTTATCTTCCCAAAGTTCGTTTACTGCTGCGTCTATTGCTTGCGGTAAGAGGTAACAGCGAATCGCAACGTCAATGCCCTCTGGGTCGTCTCTTTTCAGTTTTCCCCATTCTTCTTCTACTTCTGCGATTAGTTCGGAATTGTGGCAAATGTTCTCTTCTGCTTTCCAAGTGCTAAATGTATAGCTACCGCTGCCGTTGCCTGTCACTCTGTCAACCGTCCAAAGCTCATCCTGTAGTTTATCTTTGAGTTCGTCGGCATTCTCATAGTCTGCGAAGTCCACGTTGTCGTTGATGTAGTCCTTCACATCTGCTGTCACTGCTGATAAATAATCGTACTTCTCCATAATTGTATGTTTTTAAATGATTAATATTAGTTCCGTGTCACGTCTCGAACGTGATGTGCGCCTGTCGCTCACGGATGATAATTCTAAAAAGCGTCGATTGACACTCTGTCTTTCTCTTCAACTCCCACAAGGCAGAAGGACGGATTCTTGAGTATATGGACTGATACTTGATGATATTTCCTTGCGTACTCGTGCATCTTCTGTCGTGCTTCCTCGGGTGTCAGTTCGTGATAGAATATTGTTGAGCCGAAGTTCACACGGAAGAGATAACATTTACAATTCTTCCTCATAGCTGTTTTGTTTAAATTGTTATTGATGTTTGTTATTTGATTACGCTTGCAAATGTAGTGATAAAACATTACACACGCAAGAGAAAAAACAGAAAAGTGTAATATTTTAACCTACATTCACAGAAAACACCGTGTTTTAATAAAACATTACATTTATAATAACAATGTAAGGGTAAAACACTAATTTTGTAGTAAAGTTTGGAAGTATGGGGATAATTTAGTATATTTGCAGTGTAATATTATATACTTACACAATATGGATATAAAGAGGACGATAAAAAATAAAGGCTACACAATATCGTTAGTAGCAGAAAAAATGGGTATCAATCGTGTAACCTTGACCAATATGGTCTCGGGCAATCCTACATATAATACAATGGTAAGAGTTGCAGAGGCTATTGGCTGTTCTGTTGTGGACTTCTTTGCAGACGAAAGAGAGGATGAGAAGAAAACAGATTTCGCTGCTTTCATCCGCAGCGATGGTGTGCACTACACTGCCGATAGCTTCGAGGAGTTCTTGACAATAGTAGAAGAGTTGTCAAGCACGCATCCAAGGCGGTAGCCAGCGGAGGGCAGCGGAGGGCAGGGCGTTAGCCCTTGGGAGGCGCAGCCTCCCTTATCTCCCCATTGCTCTTCAATCTCCCTTATAGACCTTATAGAGAGATAAACACCTTTCTCCTATATCTTATATATAAGTCACTCTATCCTCATTGGAGTGGCTTTTTTGTGTTTATGCGTGTGAGGGTGCTTTGTGCGCAGATCGAGAGCGTATAAGGCGTGTATTTGTGTTTTTTTTCGTGATTTTCCGACCTTCAGGGCGTTTTTACGGACTTTCGCACGCTCTGTGTCATAGCTTTTGTCATCATTTTTCGTGATTTTTGTGACAAAACCGCTTTTTCGTGCGTACATTTCTATGCCTCACGACTGTTCATATTTTCCTTTTTTATTTGCCCTTGGTCTCGAAAATTACGGGGGTTAGACCCGAAAAGTGTTCAAAAAGTCGGATTTTTTACGTTGAAGCCCCGACAAAGGGATTTGTGAGATTTTGGCGATTTTGACGGCAGACGAAAAACGGCATTTTCGGGCGAAATAGGGCGTATATTTGCCGTTGCAAGGCTCGTGGTCTAAGCGTCCAAAGGGCGGATGAAAGGGCGGAATCAGCCTATTGCCAAGGCTGCAAGGCGTGTCCAAGGTATGTCCAAGATGTGTCTAAGATGCCCTCCAATCATCGAAACAAAAGGCTTGTGACCCTTTCGGGGTCATATACAGCGAGCACAAAGCGTTGATATACAGCGAGTTGTAGTACAAACAACGATGTGAGTAATACATAAGTAATACATTTTGTGCTGTTTGTGCTCTCTATAAGAGCCAAGGGCGTATGACGATGTGATGATGTGACGCTGCTTCTCTACCGTGTGTAAGGGGTGAGGATACGGGATGGCGACGCTTAGAGCTGTGACGGTGGACAACGAAGGGGGACGGCAGGGATGATGAGGGCACACGAAGACGACCACAGACCCCCACCCCCCTTAGGTACTGCGGACAAATTATAGTAGATAAAAGCATAGGTGTAAATGTCGTGTTGTCTATCTCGTCCAAATTTCCCTTGAAAAGGTACTCCGCTGATAGGGTGTCATTGTTGTTTCCGCCAGAAAGGTACTCCTGTAAAAGGAGGTCATTGGTGTTTACAGTCTTAGCGTGTTGGGTATATGAAGTAGTTTTTTTGTTGATTGATAAATTAAAGTTTACAGATATGTTTGAATTGAATAGATTTTTCAGGTTGCCGTTGGGCGTTAGTGAGATGAGCGGTGCTTCGGATCCTCGTTTTGGGATTGCAGGTATTGTCGGCTTGGCAGGTAGTGTAGCGGGCAGTTTGTTTGGTGGAGCCAAGGCTCGCCGTGCAGCCAAGAAGGCAGCGAGGGAGCGTCAGTATCGTGCGAATGCAGAGAAGGCTTGGTATGAGAAGGCTTACAACACTGACTACTTGGACACAAAGGCTGGTCAGAACTTGTTGCGTCGTGCCCAGGAGGTTCAGAACGATTATATCCGTAAGGCGGACGGTGCAGCAGCTGTTGCAGGAGGTACGGCAGCGAGTACAGCTATGGCGAAGGAGGCGGCTAACCGAACGATGGGCGATGCGATTGCGAACATCGGTGCTCGTGACAGTGCTAAGAAGGAGAGTGTATCTGCTCAGCACATGCAGAATCAGATGGACTTTTCGAGGGAGCGTGAGGCTGCTTATAACCAGCAGGCACAGAATTCGAGTGATGCGGGTCAGAACATGAGCAATGCTTTGATGGGTGCAGCTTCGATGTTGGAGGGTTCCGGAAAGGGTAAGAATAGTCTGAACATTGACGTGAACTCTTCTGGTGTCAAGGCTGCTGCTGGCGGTTCGTTGAATCCGAAGCTTAACGAGAATGACTATATTCACGATGCCTTGTACGACAACAAGAAGTTGAAGAACGTGACGGGAGTGTAATCGAGTGTTGAATGTTAAATGTTGATTGATTATGTCGAAAAGAAAGAATAAGAGAGTTGTTTGCCCTGAGCCGAGCAAGGCGGATATTAATCGCGTGATGGAAGCAGCCGGTCTGTTAAGGGATTCGCTCATTGACGAGCAGACAGCTGAGATAGAGCGTCTGAAGACTGCGCTTGCTGGTGTGGCGAAGGAACGTGACTGGTTTGAACGTAGCTTGAAGTCGGCTGAGAGTGCTTTGACCTATCAGGAGGGGGTGATAGGTAGGATAAAGAAGAAGAACGCCAAGCGCATTGCCCGTCTGCGTGAGAACGTTGATATGCTTGAGGAGGAGGCAGCTTTTCAGTATAAGCGTGCCAACAAGGCTGAGGCTTTCATCAAGCATATTGACGGTGCTTGTGACCTTATAAAGAAACATATTGCAGCTTATGGTAGGAAGTGAAGAACTGAAGAGGGAAGAGGCTAAAGCTGTGAGCGCTTCTGCGCCTGTGGGCACTGTGCCTTTCAATGCTTTTGCTGGTAATGGTATAGTGGGCAGATTCGGGCCTGCGGGTGCGTCTGTGGAGACTAAGCCTGACTATGCCTCAATGAGCCTTTCTAAGCCTGTGGGTGCGTCTGTGGGCGGTGGGGCTGCTAATGTTTCTGTTGTGCAGAATGCTCCTACGTTTCAGAAAGACGACACCAAGAAGGACGGAGGGTTCTTCGGCTGGCTTGGCGGTTTGATAAAGAAGCGTCCGGGCATAAGGAGTGGTGAGAGTGCAGACGAATACGACGAGCGTATGACACGTAACAAGATGCGCATTGCTACGCTTGCGGATGCTATAAGACACATGGGCAACATCTATAATACTTCGAAGGGTGCGCCTTTGCAGAGGTTCAACAATCCTGTGGAGGGATTGCAGAGCGGTCTGCTGCAGAGGAAGAATGAGCGGGCACGGCAGGCAGCGTTGGAAGCGGACGCTGCGTATAAGGATGCCAACCTACGCATGAAGCAGGCGGCTGCGGATGCGGAGAGAGATTATAAAAACCTTGTTCTTGGCATACGTGAAAAGGCACAAAAATTGGCTGAGGACAGATTTGTGCATCAGAAAGGAAAGGATGAACATGACGCCAAGCTTGCCGATGATAAGTTTGCGCATAAGAAGGAGCAGGACAAAATTAAGAACGGTCAGACAGACAGGCGCATTGCCATATCTGCAAAACGTGCTTCAAAGAGTGGCTCGGGCAGAGGTGGCAAGACATCGGGCGGCAAGTATTGGTTTGAGGACAAAAATGGTAAAATGCGTTATCAGCCTAACAAAACCATGTGGGAGCAAGAGTATTATCGTGAGTATGGAGCGTTGCCTAATGGTGAATCTAATACTTCGGTTAGCACGAAGACCTACAATTCCAAAGGTGAGGAGATTACGAAGACACAACGCAAGAAAGGCCCTTCTATGACGAGCCAGGCAGCTCAGCAGCAGAACAAGGCAAGAGCCTCACGAAAGAATAACGCCAAGCCAAAGAAAGGCGGTTGGGCATCGGGTTTTAAACTTTAATTTGAAAAATATATGGCAATAGATAGAAGTAAGTTGCAGAGTATGTACAAGCTTATGGCTGACAACGGCTATACCCAGGACTATAATACATTCGAGAAGAAGTTTACTGGTGACAGCAATTATGCCAACAGAAAGGCTGTGTACGACCTGTTTACACAGAATGGTGCTGACTTGGGAGGCTCGTATGAGGAGTTCATGCGCAAGTTGCAGAAGCCAAGAGCGACAAAGCCTCAGCAGCAACCAAAGACCGCATTAGGCAGAGCACAACAGAGCGTGGCGCAACAGAAATGGGGTGGCTATGGCGAAAGCGCTACAGCGCCGATGGAGAACGACAGCGAGCTTGTGCGCGGATTGAAGAATGCGGATGCGGCACAGAGGTTGCAGGCTCCCGTGAGCTATACAAAGCCGGGTGCTGTGAAGCAGATGGTGAAGCAGACAAGGGAGAGACAGCATGTCGTGGGGCAGAATGTGGAGCAGGCAGGAAGACAGTTCACCAACCGTGAGCGAGACAGACGTAATGCTCCTGCATTCGACTTGGGCAACGAGAACGTGAACAACAGTATTGCGAAGACACGCGGACAGTTGGAGGCTGAAGTAGAGAAGAGTGCCAATAATATCGTTGCGCAGAGCAATGGCATTGGAGGTATGCTTGACAAAACCATCGGCGATGTGTTCGGAAAGGTAGACAAGGAAGCTATAGACGCTTTCAGAAACACACAAGCAGGCGGCTTTGATGATTTGGGTAGTAGTGCATTAGTAAATCTTTACAAAAGAATAGACCCTGAAAAGGTGTTCAATGAGCTGAATGCTAATGTGGAAAAGAACATTTCCCAGTGGCTTACAAACCCTTCTGTAATATCCCAAATAGACAATGCCATCAATGAGTCAGGCGTGTCAAAAGAAGCGTATGTGAACAATGTTCTTGTTCCACAGATAATGAAGCGTATGAATGAAAAGTTCGATCAGACGGAATTATCGCGTAACATGGATAAGGGCATGGCACAATACTACATTAACGGATTGGGTTCAAACCTTACTGGTACACTTATGAATATACTTCTTAAGACAAAAGGTACTCGTGAGTATGAAGCACGCGCAAGTGCAATGACAGAGGAGGGACTTAATCCTAACGTTAGCCCAAACATGACAGACAGGGTGATTCGTCAAACAGTAGGTTTTGCTGGCGATACTTCTGTATTTGGTGCAGCAGGCAAGGCAGGTGCTGCTGTTACAGGAAAGGTGTTCGGCAACGGCGTGGCACAGATGGCGAGAGTAGCAAATTCTTCTTTAGGTGGTCGTATAGCACGTATGGCAGGTTCGGGCATGGTGAGCCAAGGTGTTACTGGTGTGCTTTACGGTTCGACGAATGCAGCTGTGCAGAACTACTCTACTGGCGACGACACTTCTATTGGCAATACCGTTAAGATGATGGCTATGGGCGGTCTGTCGGAAGGTGCAAGCTGGGCTACCATGGGTGGCATTGGCGGTGTCGTTGGTGCAGGTATCTATAATGTTAGCGGAGTGAAGCGTATTCCTGCCAAGGCTTTTCAGTTGGCCATGGAGGGAATAGGTATGCACATGGGCGGTAATGTAGCCAAGACGATAGAGGGACACGATACAGACTGGCTGAGCGTTGAGGGTAACCTTGAAGCTTGCGCTAACGTCGTAGCCTTGAAGCTGACACACGCAAGACTGCCTAAGCGCCAGAGCAAGGACGGCATAAAGGAAAGCTACCTTGATATGGTGGCGAGAAACATTAATGGTCTTATGACATCGGACGGACAGAGAGCAGCCTTTGGTGGATATACCTTCACTAATGAGGAGAAAGAGCAGCTGTTCGGAAGCGCGTCTGCGCCGAAGCGCAATGAATCAATCTATGGATATGACGCACACAACAATCCGCTGACGAGAAAAGAGAGTCTGACATCTTGGGCGATGCGAGCAAAGAAGACCGCAGCCAAAGGAAAGGGCGAGAAGGACACAGACGCTGAGTTTGTGAAGACAGCCTACGACGAGATAATGGCAGACAACACCATTCCTTGGGACACAAAGGCAAAGTTCTCGGCTTTGGTTATGGGCACCGTTCCTTCGGCACGTCCGATGATGGAGAATTGCCGTATTGAAGGCGGCTCTGTGAACGAATACAGCAAGAATGGAGAACTGCTGTCGAAGAACAGCTTCAAGAGCATTGACGAGCGTAACTCCATTATTTACTCGCTGAACATGAAGCGTGAGGATCAGCGTCTGAGCAATGCCTATGGTGCTGCACAGATTAAGGATGAGAAGACGGCACAGGCAACTCTTGAAGCTGTAGCAGAGGCTAACGGCATGACTGCAGAGCAGTTGAAGGCTGCAATGGACAAACAACCGCTTAGACGCAGCGAGGAAGAACAGAACGCTTGTGTGGCTCTGAGAAAGGCTTACGAGGACGAGCAGTTTGTACCTGGTACGTTGCATGCAGAGCAGTCGAACACTGAGGGCAAGGACGTGGTTGAGGAGAACGGTCTGGGCACTGAGACTCCTAACAATGAGGCTGCGTCTGAGGTGCTTGGTGACCTTACGAAGGCAGAGGATGCCTTGCAGGCAGCTATGGACGGCAATGATGTGCTGAAGGAGGAGTATGAGCGTATGCAGAAGGCTGGCATGAGCAATCCGCAGATTTATATGGAGCTGTTCAATTCCGGACTGACACAGGAACAGCTTGCACCACTTGCAGACTATATCAATGCGTTGTCGAAAGCGCAGGGAATGTTCAAGGGTACGCAGGACAAGATTGTGGAGACGACACAGAAGCACGTCGGCCAGTGGAGCTATAAGGGCGAGCTGAACGGCGAAAAGCAGAACGGCGAGCAGATGGTGTTCGTGAAGGACGACAAGGGTAGGGTGCTGATTGTTGGAGCTGGAGACGTTGCGTTTGATGGTGAAGGCAGAGTACGTGACGGTGATATGCTGACGGTGTATGACCCTGCTACCCGTGAAATGGACTTCGTGCATGCCAAGGACGTGACACTGGAACGTACCACGTCAAGCGAAGAGTATGCGAAGGACTATCAGCGACAGCTGGAGGAGTTGAACTCTACCGTATACGCGGAAATGCAGTCTGGGGGTGAGGAAGGACAGCCGAGTCTTACTGAGCCTGCTGAGCCGACTAAGCCAAAGGGAGAGGAAGGTAACGAAGCCTTACTGGGCCTTTCTGAGCCGACTAAGCCTGTGGGTGAGAAAGAGACTACTCCTGTGGGTGAGGAGCCGGTTGCTACTCTTGCGGACGGTACGCCTGTGCCGATGATGAAGGACTCGAAAGGTCGTGAGACTGCTGACTACTCGCAGATGACACCTGAGCAGGGTGCGGAGTGGATGTCTTCGCAGTTTGGCGAGAACGCTGAGGCTGCTGTGGACGGACAGATAAAGCGAGCCGAGAAGACGCTGAAGGGTGCCGAGAAGATAAAGGTGGACTACACGGGCGACTTGAACGACGCCAAGGAGGCTGAGGCTCAGAAGACAATGGCTGTTGATGCCGCAAAGAAGGAACTGGAGCTTTACACCAATATAAAGAAGGCTATGACTGAGAAGAAGGTCAAGGCTGGAATGGAGAAAGTAAGTTCGGTAGGTGGTGTAGGTTCGGTAGGTGAAGTAGGTAATGTAGGGGTTGCTCGGGAGAAGTTCGAGAGTGGCTTGCGCGTTGTGGGTAATAAGCGCACACGTACATTGGCTGACGGAACCAAACTGAAAGGACACTACGAGATTGTCGAGGCAGACAGTCTGACACCTTCGCATAATGCCAACGACGGATATAAGAAGAGCGAGGGTTTCCCCGTGAACGAGGAAGGCAGGACTATCAACGACCGTGACTATGAGAATGACAAGCAGGCTCAGCTGGTAACGGATATGATAGCCATGAAGTATGACGGACAGGCAGTAGACCAGGTGCCGGTTGTGACATCTGACGGCATTGTTGTTGACGGTAACGGCAGAACGATGGCAGGACAGAAAGCAGCCAAGGACGGAACCGACGGCGCTTATCTTGAAGCGTTGAAGGAGAATGCAGAGAACTACGGCTTCACGGCGGAGCAGATAGAGCAGAGCGGAATAAAGCATCCGCGCCTTGTGCTTGTGAGCGACGAGCCGATGAAGTATGACACGGCAGCCTTCGCCAAGTTCAACAAGAACGAGAAGAAAGCGCAGGGTAATACTCAGCAGGCAGTGGCGAACTCGAAGAAGCTTTCGGCTGACGAGATTAGTGCTATTATATCGGAGATAGAGGGAAGCGGTAGTCTTGACGCATTCTTTAACAATCCGTCGGCAATAAATTCTTTGTTGACACGTTTGGTAGATAAGGGCGTGATAGGTCTGAACGAGGTGGCCGGATTGCGTGAGGGCGAGAACAAGCTTTCGGCTTCGGGCAAGGACTTCGTGAAGAACCTGCTATTGGGTAGCGTATTCTCGGAGAACACTATCCGCATGATGGGTGCAGACGCTATGCTGAAAACTAAGGCTCTGAACGGCATACGTGCCGTGACGGACAATATGAAGCTTGGCGACTATGCCCTGATGAAGGAGATAGACCAGGCTGTGCAGCTGTTGTACGAGGCACGTCAAGGCGGAAGCGGTGTGGACGCATACTTGCGCACTCCTGCTATGTTTGGCGAGAACGCTGCGGACAGATTTGACCCTATATCTCAGGCTATCGCTCTTGCTCTGGAGGGTAAGGTTGAGGACTTCCGTGAGCTGATGATGGCATATAACCGTAATGCAGCTCATTATGCGGATGCCAGTCAGGCGGAAATGTTTGGCGAGAGGCCTACAAAGGAAGATTTTGTAAACGAATTTTTAAAACTTAGAAATTGGAAAGACTATGAAACAAGACATTCAAGCAAAGAAGGAAATGGCGATGCTGGCAGCTCTGAGGGAACTGAACCGCAAGCGCGAGGAGGAAGCGTCATCACAAGCGAAGCAGACTACGACAAAGCCGTAGAGCAGCTTAAGAAAGCTAAGGGTGAAGAACATGAGCGTATACTTGACCAAATGGGAGAGTATGTAAAAGAGTTTGCCAAGAGTAATGGATATGACGAACCTGTTGTATTGAGAACGAAGCAAGACTTGGCGGATGCGGCGAAAACAGAAAATGATAAGACCATTATAGAAAATATGTCAGAGGGTGCTCATTATCCTGGATATTACGAAGATGGTAAGATTCATATATACCTTGAAGGCAGTACAGGCTCGGAAGAATTGCGTGAGACATTTGAGCATGAGTCGGTTCATGCGGATAATGATACAGACCCTTCAAGAGTTGAATCCCTTGTATATTCAATAACAGATATGAACACACTTACCAGAAGAGATTTGGAAAGTGTTATTGAAAAGTTGGTGCATGATACTCATTATACAGATGAAGCTCGTAAACTTCCAGAAGACGAAGCTTTGCACATGTTGGCTGATGAAGCATTGGCACACCTTGTGGAATATGCTCAAAAAAATGGTATAAGAGCAATATCTGAAATAACGAACAACCCTACACTGTTAAACGTAGCTGAAAAAGCATTTAAAGAAAGAGAAAATGACAGAAGAAGAAAAGAAGGACTTGATTCACGTGGAGATACGGAACAAGGGGAGAATATCAATGCTATACCTTCCAAGAAGGACAGCGGAACTCATGTCAAAAATACAGAAGGAGAATCCGGAAATATCGGGTTGGGTAGCACTGACAAAGGCACGAGAAATGCTGAAGGACAGCGAGAAGTAGACAAGACTCAACGTACAAACACTACTCGTGATCCGCTTGTAGAAACAACAAAAGCGGCGTTTGAGCAGAGTAAGGCAGAGTATCTTAAAGCCTTGAAAGAAGGCAAGACAGGTAAGGAGCTTGAAAATGCGGAGTTGCATTACAAGTTTTCTTTCTTGGATTACCAAAATGTAATGGGCGTAACAGACGCTGAATCGCTTGAAAAATTATGGAAGAGAGAGTTTGAATCGGCAAAGACTTCTGAGACTGAGCCTTCCGAAGCCTCACTGGGCCTTACTAAGCCATTGGGTGAGAAGGGAGCTGCTGAGCAGGAGGGTGTGGAATCGCTTGCTATTCTTCCTAAGAAAGAAGAGAATACGCTTAATCCGATAGTGAAAGCTGCGGAGAACTACAAGAAAGACCATCCTTTGACCGAGGAGGAGATTAGGAATAGCGATGTGGACGACATTGCCAAGGATATGGCGGTGGATTATCTGAATGGCGAGGTGACGGATGATTTGCATCGTGCCGTTTATGAGAGCATCTATGGAAAGGTGAAGGATGCGAAGATGAAGAACGCTGCCGAGAAGTTTGCTAAAGAGAAAGAGGCTGCTACAGAAGCTATGGGCGAAGTGCAGAAGCCTCAGCAAAAGGCAGACGATGCAGCTGTGGAAGCGTCGAGCAAGAAGGTTAACGACCTTTGGAACGACTTGCTGAAAGCTGGCAGAGAGGATTTGTCGGCATCGTTCATTGGGCTTAATGCAAGACAGCTTGAAGTGTTGCCTAAGCTTGTGAGCGCAATGGCAGAGAACGCTTACCTAAGAATAAAGAGAGGTATGCACAATCTTGAAGACGTGGTGAAAGAAATGCGCAAGGAGTTTGCTCCAGCAGCCCAGGTGTTCAAGAAGGAAGATGTGGATGCCATCTACGAGCAGATGATGAACATTCGCTATCGTGACGGCGAGCAGCGCATGAGCTTGAAAGAATGGGCAGACTACTACGAGAAGAGTTCGCCCAAGCACAAGGAGGAGCTTGTGGGCGACTCAAAGGAAGCAGAGGACAGAAAGGTAAGCGAGAACAAATTTATAGATGCCGTGAAACTTCAACTGGCTTTCGGTCGCAAGATCAAGAGTATCATAGAACTGAGAAAGATTGCAGAGAGACATGGCTTGAAGGACATTAAGGATACAGACCTTCAGGAACTTGCAGAAGTTGCCATTGTGATGAAAGCAAGAGGTATCGCTTCTTCTGAATCGACTAACGACGCAAAGAAGTTTGAGTTGATAAAGAAGCTCTATGAGAACCAGCCGAGCCTCAACCAGCGTGACTCAGAGCGAGTGATGAAGCAGCAGTATTCTACACCTGCGCCTTACGCATTCCTTGCAGACATGTACGTGAAGGCAGGAATGGAAGTAAAGAGCGCATTGGAGCCAAGCGCCGGAAACGGGATGCTGACAATCGGCTTGCCAAAGGATGCTGTACATGTGAACGACATCGACGCACAGCGACTTGCAAACTTGCAGAGACAAGGCTTCAAGAACATAACAAGCCAAGACGGAACACAGCCGTTCGCGGACAAGGACGTGGACGTGGTTGTGACAAACCCACCATTTGGAAGTGCTACCCCTAAGGAGTATGACGGCTATAAGATTTCTTCTTTGGAAGGACAGATGGCTATCAACGCCTTGGAGAGCATGAAAGACAACGGTCGTGCTGCCATCATCATCGGCGGCAAGACGGAATATGCCAAGAACGGAAGTTTGACCCCGAAGGACAAGGCTCTGCTTGGTTATCTCTACAGCCACTATAATGTGGAGGACGTGATAAACGTGGATGGAAGCCTGTACGCAAAGCAGGGCACAACATACCCGACACGCATTATATTGATTAACGGACGACGCTTTGACGAGAACGCCTATCCTCCAGTTAAGGACAAGGCAAGAGCGGAAGCCGTGAAGAGTTATGACGAACTTTATACAAGAATAAACGATGATATACTACGAAGTAAAGGGATGGATTCTCCCGTCGGAGAAGGAGGAGAAAAAGTTAACGCAGAACCTGATAAACAAGGGGCTGCTGGTGCTCATGAAGAGGGATTACGAATGGGACAATCCCGAGGAGGTAAACGCAAGGCTACAGATGGATCTGGAGGAATATTTGACGAACCTTCCGTACGAGTACCCGACGATGAGTTGGGAAATGGACGAAGAACCGGACGAGAGCCAGATGGAGAACTTCATAACGGAGATTCTGGAGCAGACACAACAGGGACAGAGCCTACTCAGAGCGAGGGGCGAGGAAATAACTCCAATAGACACGGAGTCGGTGGAAGCTTACGTCAGCCAGGAAACGCTGGACGAACAAACACTGAGCATATTAATAATGGACCTTCCACAGTATTAAAGCCGAAACCTGCTCAGGAACGTAGCTTATCTACCGAGAAGGTAGGCTATGCACCGAAGAGTGAAAATCCTTTCACTCTGCAATCAGTTATGCCTGCCGACCAGCAGGAAGCTGTAAACAAGAATCTTGAAAAGTTGGGCGATGCCGACCAGTTCCTTGTTGACGAGCTGGGCTACAATGATAAAGATGATTTGTATTCTCACCTTGCAGCAGAGCAGGTTGACTCTGTGGCTCTTGCCATACAGCAGGCAAAGAAGGGTAACGCCTTCATCATCGGTGATATGACTGGTATCGGTAAGGGAAGACAGGCTGCTTCGCTTATCAGATACGCCAAGAAGCAGGGGCAGGTGCCAGTATATTTCACCAAGACTGCTGGTTTGTTGAGCGATGTTTATCGTGACTTGGTAGATATTGGTAGCCCAGAGCTTCGCCCATTCGTTTTTGGAAGTAGTGACGAAGCCAAGATTACCGATAGTGACGGTAAGGTCGTGTACAAGCTTCCAACCAAGGAAGAAAAAGAAAGAGTAATCGACTACATTGAGAAGAATGACAAGCTGCCAGAGGAATACGATTATGTATTAACGACCTACAGCCAAGTAGGTAACGGTGTGTATGAGTTTGATGAAAACGATAACCGCAACGAGCGTAAGCTTAAAAAGGGAGACAAGTTTGGCCCTAGCCATTTCAGCGGACAGGCAAGACGAGACGCAATCGAAAAACTTATCTCTAATGGTTATTTGATTCTTGACGAAAGCCATACTGCCGGTGGACAGAGCAATCAGGGTAACTATTTCCAGCACATTATTCAGAAGGCAAAGAACGTTACCTTCTTCTCGGCAACCTTTGCCAAGAGACCAGACAACATGCCTATCTACGCTTTGCGTACTGCCATGAACGAGGGCGGCATGAAAGCATCCGACTTGATTGATGCGGTGAAGCGTGGTGGTGCTACCTTGCAGGAAATCATGAGTCAGACCCTGACACAATGCGGTCAGATGATACGCCGTGAGCGAGACATGACTGGCGTAACCATCGACTGGAAGCCTATTGATGATCCTGTAGTAGTTTCGGAACAGCGTGAGCAGTACGATAAGACTATAGAGCTTTTCAATGACATCATAAACTTCCAAAAGAACTATGTGATGCCTTATATCGACGAGCGCAACGAAGAGCTTGCAGCCATTCAAGCGACCATCGGTTTGAAGAAGGGAACTAAGGCTTTAGGTATTGCAAGTACTCCTTTTGCAAGCAAGGCGTTCAATACTGTTCAGCAAGTTCTTTTGTCATTAAAAGCAAAAGAGGCAGCTAAGCGTGCCATTGATTATTTGAAGCAAGGTGTAAAGCCTGTTATTGCTTTGAATAATACCAATGAAAGCCAAAGCGGCGAGATTAAGGAAAATGAGGAAGTTGAAGAGCCAGACTTGGGAACATCTTTAAAGAAAGGTCTTGCCGGTACACTTCGCTACACTAAGAAGGATTCTAAGAACAATGCGGATTCTGGAACCATTGACCTTGCTAGTCTCGGCGATGAGGCAGTAAACGCCTACAATCAATTAATGACTAAAATAGAACACGCAAGTACAGGTCTTGCCCTCTCTCCTATTGACGTCATTAAGAACGAATTGCAAAAAGCAGGCTACAAAGTTGGTGAGCTTACAGGTCGTAAAACGCAATTCATATATAATGATAATGGCTCTGTTTCAAAGGTAAAACGCACAGATACAGATAAAAAGAAACTGGCAAGAGAATTCAATGATGGAAGTTTAGACGCTCTCATTCTTAACAAATCTGCATCTACAGGTATTTCTCTCCATGCTTCAAGCAAGTTTAATGACCAGCGAAAGCGTGTGATGATTGTGGCTCAGCAGCAGCTTGACGTAAACGATGAGGTACAGATGCGTGGACGTATCGACCGAACTGGTCAGGTACAAAGAGGTGCATACGAGTACATCGTGTCACAGATTCCTGCCGAGCAGCGACTACTGATGATGTTTAAGGCTAAGTTGAAGTCTCTTGATGCTAATACTACATCTTCTCAGAAGAGCAAGTTCAATGAAATGGAAGTTGCCGATATTACCAATAAATATGGTGATAGAATTGTCAAAGAATACATGGCAGAGCATCTTGACCTTTATTCTCGTATGGCAGATCCATTCGGATGGGAAAAGAATGGTGCAGACCTTTATAACATAGACTCTCAGAAGCTTATTAACTCCAGTGGCGGTAAAGATTACGAAGACGGACAGGCAGCCAGCAAGCTTCTTGGGCGTATGGCTCTGCTGAGAGTAAACGAGCAGGAGAAGATGTTGCAGGAGATAGGCGACCTTTATGCAGCCGAAATACAGCGTCTGAACGAAATGGGCGAAAACGACTTGGAGATAACAGAGTTGCCGTTGAAAGCAAAGACCATAAACAAGGGTATTTGGAAGGAAGGTTCAGAGCCAGGAGGTGACAATGCTTTTGCCGACAATACTTACGTAGAGAAGGTGAACATGGCTGTGCTGAAAAAGCCTATGAAAGCCGAGGAAGTAAAGAAAGCTCAGGACGGACTCACGGGCAACAGGTCATGGGACGAGTATCGCAAGGAGAAGATAACCGCTGCAAAAGAATACTTCGACAATAAGATAGCCGAAGCTACTGAGAAATACGAGGAGCGTGCAGTGAAGACTGCAACAAAGGCAAAGGAGAAATATATCAAGGATGCGAAGAAGGCTCAGAAAGATACTGGCATGAGCGACGAGCAGATTGAAAAGATGGCTGGCTATCAGTATGACAGTGTCTATGGTGACGAGAAGACAAAGCTTGACGAAGTGGTGAAGAACCTAAAGTCGAAGTATGGCGTATTTGAGCGTGCGCTTGAAACCTTCAACACGGATGACGCATTCGTGCTGCCAACAGACATGAACAACCCTGCTGAGCTGAGCGGATTCGGCAATAGTTATGGCAGACTGATAGACATAAAGATAACCGACAACTTCTCTCCAAACGCCTCTACCGTATCGTTTGCTACCTTGGACGGACGAAGAAAGATAACGTTCCCCATAAATGGAAAAGTTGGAATCGGAAGCGACAAGGCAGACGTTATAGGTATTATTGACAGATTGACAAGACAGGCATCTGCGATGGGTGACAAGCATCTGCGTGTGCTGAGTATGGATGCCTCCAACTGGGACAAGCTGACAAGCAACGAGAGCCGTAAGGACGGATATATCATTACCGGAAACTTGCTGCAAGCTTTGATTGACACCAAGGAGCAGGGCTTGGGCGGTCAGTTGGTGAAGTACACAACAGACACGGGCGAGGTGAAGACTGGCATTTTGATGTCTGAGAAGTTTGAGCCGAAGGGACTTGCTAACGATAAGCCTATAAATAGCGTAGCAGAAAAATTTGAATTACCATCGAACAAGGGTGGTATAACAGAGATTACTTCTTCGGACGGAGACGTGAAGATAGAGCAAGGTTTCGACTACATGAAAATGGCACGAAACTATACCATTCGTGTCCCGAAGAGCAACAAGAAGGGAGGCAAGTATTTCCTGGATAAAGAGCTACTGAAAATGGTTGATGGCGGTAACTTTGAGACAAGAGGAAATACGATGCTTGCCGAGATAAAGGCAGACAAGCTAAAGGATGTGCTTGACAGACTTTCGGAGCTTGGCGTAAAGGTAAGGGAAGAAAGCGAGGTGCATTATCGTACTGAGCATGGTGACGCCTCACTGGGCCTTTCTAAGCCTTTGGAAGGCAGGATTGCTGAGACTGTGGAGAAAGTATCGAAGCAGACTGGCGGTAAGGTGAAGATGGTGAACTCGGTTGAGGAGATTGGCAACGAGGAGGTGCGCCGTGACATTGAGAACGGCAAGCAGGTGACTGGCTGGTATGACGAGAATACAGGCGAGGTGCATCTGTATATGCCGAACATATACGACTCGTATACTGCGGAGAAAACCGTTTGGCACGAGACCGTGGGACATAAGGGCATGAGAGGATTGCTCGGAGACAAGTTCAACGACTATATGAGAGGCCTGTGGATGGACTTGGACAATCCTGTGAATGCCGAACTGAGAGCCTATGTGAAGGAACGTATGGGCAAGGACTCTATGGGATTCTATGACGCTATAGAGGAGTTCATCGCCGAGAGTGCCGAGAAGGGCAAGGGTGAGCCGAGCTTCTGGAATAACATCAAGAACAAGGTGACGGACGCTCTGCACGAGATTGGCTACAGAATATCGCCTAACGTGAAGGACGTGAAGTATATGCTGTGGCTGGCGAAGAACGTTCAGAAGAAGGGTAATGATCCGTGGTGGAAGATGAGGGCTGATGCCGTGAAGTGGAAGATAGAGCACGAGAATGTGGAGTATACGAAAATACACGGTGGCGAGTTCTACGAGAACGACGGCAAGAACCATGACTTCGAGGATATGACCAAAGAAGAATGGGATGAGGCTACGGACGGACAGATACACTACCGTACTGCTCCGAGTGCTGCCACTGCTCTTGACAGATACCATTCTATGCTGAACGCTCACGGCTATATGGCTACAGAGGCGTTTATGGACAACATGCTTTCGCTTGACAAGCTGATGAGGGCTGTAGACCCGTCAATCAAGAAGATTGAGGACGTGAAGAGTTCGATGAACCCTTACATTCTGCAGAACACCATGCAGGGTGCGATGAGCGACAAGATGACTCTGTTTGAGCACCAGGTGATGAAACCGCTGGACAAGGCCATGAGCGACGTGCTGGACAGCTTTGCAGGCAAGAACACCGAGGAGAAGATAAGAGAGTGTAACCTGTACATGATAGGCAAGCACGGACTTGAAAGAAACAGAGTGCTGTTCGTTAGAGACTGGTTCAGAAAAATGGAAAAGACAGAAGATGTAGACGATGCGGGTCTTGACAATCTGGATAAGGTTTGGAAGGGCGAGAGAAGCGACCTTAGAAGAAAACTTGACTCGGGACAGATAGACCTAAGGGAGTACTACCGTCAGATGGACGAGTGGATTGTGCAGAACATAGACAAGGACTTCAAGGCTGAGGAACACGATTACTCGGGTATGCACGGTCTGCAAGAGATAGACGACTTGAAGAGCCCTTATGACGACGCTGGAGCTATAGACTCTGTAATGAGCCAGGAGGCGAAGATGGAGAGCTTGAAGAAGGGTTCGGTGGATAATCTCTGGAAGAGAATAAAGGACGCCACGGACTACTCTATCGACTCGGACTACGAGAACGGACTGATGGACAAAACACGCCACGACCGCGTGAAGAATATGTTCGACTGGTATGTACCACTGCGCAAGTATGACGAGGCTACCGCTGAGGACGTGTACGGATACATAAGCGGTGATAACGGCAAGGGCTTTATCGGCGAAACACTGATGAACGCCAAGGGCAGAAAGAGTCTGAGCGACGTGAACGTGCTGGCTCAGATTGGTGCCATGGGTAACCGTGCGATAAGGAACGGCGGACAGAATGCCGTGAAGCAGGCGTTTGCCCGATTCGTGAGAAACAGCGGAGAGCAGAACCTTGTGAAGGAAACGAAGGTGTGGGTAGAGAAGAAAGGCACGGACATGAACGGCAACGACATATGGGAGGAGGCTTATCCTCAGATACCCGACAATGCGAGCGCTCATGATATAGCAACCATTGTGGATGCCTTTGAAACAGACATGAAGACGAAGCAGGCTAAAGGCGAGGCAAAGACGCTGAGCAACAGCACGGACATAGGCTTCAAGTTTGCGAGGGCGAAGAACAAGAGCGAGCACTTCGTGGACGTGAAGATAGCCGGACGTACACACAGATTCGTAGTGCTGGGCAATCCTCGTGCTGCACAGGCTCTGAACGGCATGCTGGAGAACAGTTCGCCCAACAGCGCACTGCTGAAAGGGTTGAAGAGCACTACACGCTTCATGGCTCAGATGGCCACCTCGTACTCACCGGAGTTTGTGATGCGTAACATCATACGTGACGCGGAGTTTGCATCGAGCAACGTAACGGCAAAGGAGGGTGTGATGTACGGCAAGAAGTGGCTGAGATACTATGCGGAGCTTAACCCGCTGAATGTGGCATACGACGAGGGCGCAGGTGCCTTGAAGAGCTTGAAGTGGAGAGACCTAAAGGAGGGCGTAGGCATGGGCCTGTACGCACGATACAGAGAGGGCACATTAGGCAACTCGAAGATGGAGCGCTACTTCAAGGAGTTTATGGAGAACGGCGGTGAGACCGGATGGGTGCAGGTGAAGACGATGCAGGAATGGGAGAAGGATTATAAGCGCGACGTGAGCCGTGAACACAGCAAGGTGGCGAAGACTGGCAAGGCGCTTCGTGACTTCCTCGTAGGCAACGTGGAGAACCTGAACGAGGTGGCAGAGAACATGGCGCGATTTGCGACCTTCTGTACATCAAGAGACCTCGGACGCTCGGCTGTGAGAAGCGCCTACGATGCCAAGCAGGTGTCGACGAACTTCAACCGTCACGGTTCGGGTGACGCCATCAAGACGTTCAAGAACGGAGAAATGGGCACGAGCAAGGAAATGCGCAGAAATGTGTACGGCACCATTGCGAGCTACCTAAGGAACTACTCGATGTTCTTCAACGCTGGCGTGCAGAGCACACACTTGCTCATGAACAACGTGAAGAAGGCGCCTGTGGGTACTGTCGCCTCAATGATGGCAATGCCTTTCGGGCTGGGCATACTGGCTGCTGCCGTGAACAACGCCATGATTGCGAGCGAGGACGAGAAGAAGCGTAAGGGCGTGAAAGACCCGTATGGCGAGTTGCCGGAATACATAAGGAGAAACAACCTGTGTATATATAAAGGTGGCGGTGAGTTCGTGACCATTCCGCTTGCGATTGAGCTGAGGGCCTTCTACGGACTTGGTGACATTGCAGCAGGTATGACTGCAGCAAAGAACGTGAAGAGTACGAGAAACGCAGCAATGGACGCTGTGGGCTGTATGTCGCAGCTGCTGCCAGTAGTGGACTTCATGAACTCAGCTACCTTTGACAAAGAGCCTGGAAAGGAACTCTTGAAGGGTGTGTCGCCTACTGCTTTTGCTCCATTTGTGGAATGGTGGCTTAACAGCGACTGGAAGGGTACGCCGATACGCCGAGAGGGTGACTACACGAAGAACCGTCCTGCATGGATGAATGCCTACAGCGGAACTCCCGAGAAGCTGATGGACTTGAACAAGTGGGTGAATGCCAAGACTAACGACGTGGCTCCCGGCAACGAGAACATGAGGGGCAACAGTCTGCTTGACGAGGCTACTGATCCTGCAATGCTGAACCATATCATAGGAACTCTTGGCGGTGGTGCTGCCACATTCATAACCCGTGGAACCGGACTGGTGTTGAAGTATGCTGACGGTCGCGAACAGGAGATTGAAACTAAGGATATTCCATTCTTGCGTTCACTGCTGTACACTCCTTCGGAACAGACGAGCATGGCAAGGACGAAAGCGAAGTGGTATGGCTACAAGGAGAGTATGGAGAAGGGCACGAGCAACTACTCGCTGCTGAAGAACAAGAACGTTCCGCTGACGGAGAGAATACGTAACGCTGCCGACAGACACAGATTCGAACAGTCGGCTGACTACGCAAGAATCCGTATTATCAAAGATGCCGAGAAGCAGATGAAGCGCTGGAACAAGATGAAGCGTCTGAACGCTGACGACAAGAAGCAGGTGGACTTTGCCAACAAGAACATCGAAATGATAATGCAGAAGGCTGTGGAGCAGATGGATAAGGTTAGTGATGATTAAGGCTGAGAGTGTGAGCCTAACTAAGCCTTCTTAGGCCTTTCTGAGTCTTTGGTGATTAGGGTTATTAATTGCTAATTATTGATTATTAGTGTTTAATTTTGATACGCAAACTTGGTTATGTGGCTAAGTTTGCGTATTTTTGTATCAGAAAACCATAACCCTATGACCAAACAGAATTATGATATAACCCGTATGCAGCGCGAAGACTTGGCAAAAGCCTATCGCGATGTGTATCCCAAGTGCTGGAGCCAGCAGGAGGTATGGGACAAGATAGCGAAGCATCCTGCTCCACGTTATTACGTGTCAGCGAAGGAGGCTTACGAGAAGCTGCGGAGGATGGTTGTGGGTGACTTCTCGATTGTGGACGCATTGGGCAGCAACAAGCAGAGGCTGTATTACTCGCTGTTTGAGAGGATGCAGGAGCTGACTCAGAGAAAGGAGTATATAGGCAAGTCGCTGTGGTTTCTATGCCCTATTATAGTATCACAACCAGCGCCGGAGTTCTTCATGGCTCCCCGCACTATTAAGGACACGTTTGTCAAATGCAGACTTTATGGTAAGGATTTCAGACATGGCGAAGTGTATGGCAGTGGACGTAAGAGTAAAGCTGCTGCTGACAACGCTAAGCGTCGTGCTGCTGACGGCAGGCAGTAGACTGGAGGGTTTCAGTGCGCACGGCGGACTGCTACCTCACTTCACTTATAGTTTTCTGCATGCGAACGTGTGGCATATGGCAGCGAACCTGTTTGTGCTATGGGGCGTGAGACAGCGCATGAACGTAGCGGTAGGCTATGTGATAGCCGTGGCTGCGAGCTGGATGCCGATGTGGGCGGACAAGCCTACTGTGGGTATGTCGGGTATGCTGTTTGCGATGTTCGGTATTATGTGGGGCAAGACGGGAAGATGGAAGGAATACTTGAAGGCAGGAATGCCTGTGATATTGATAATGATGCTTATACCAAACGTAAATGGTTTGCTACATTTGTACTGCTACATATTAGGTTTTGTGTTTTCGTTTTTAAGATTTAAGGTTAGTTAGTTATTTAGATTGTTCATAATAACGAGGGGTGTTGGAGCCGTGAGGCGCTGACACCTTTTTTTTGTGGCTTGCTGGGTGATGAGCCTTGCTGGGCCTTCTTAGGCCGACTAAGCCTTTGGTGAGGGCTTATTGTTATCTTATCTTGTTGGTGAAGCGTGGGGTGAAGTCGATGACTGTGCCAGCGAAGGTGTCAGACGCTGAGATATTGGAGAGAGTGTAGCGGAAGCGGTAGTACTTCCATGGCTTGCCGTGGAGGGAATGCAGCTTGTTCCAACTATGGCAATCGTTGGATGCCCAGACTGTCAGCTTGAGAGTTCCGCCAGCAGAGTTGAACAGATGGACTATCTGATGGATGGTCTTGAGCTGTATGGACGAGCCGAGCTTGAGGGGGCGTGTTGTGAACGTACCGGAATACGTCTGAGAGTCGGACTGAGCTACTGGTATCTTGCTAAAGGAATAGACGTTGTTGCTGGAGTCCTGGAGGAGCGTGTCGGGATAGTTGGAGACTGAGCGCTGTATGCGATTACCGAGGGATATGGTGGCGAAGGTTCCGTCGAGGAGGTTGTAGACATAGGCGTAATCGTAGCTGACATTGTAGATAAAGAGCAGCGAGTCGCGATAGTCGTAGGCGAGGAACGCATTGCGCACGAAGGTAAGGAAGCTGACCGTAGCGTCGGAGTACGGAGGGTTGGCTCCCGAGAGCTGGGGACTGACACAACGGACTGTACCGCCAGATACAGCCATGAGTCCTTTGTCGGAGGTGAAGTAGACGACATTGCCCGTGGGGGTTATTGATGCTGGATTGTTGCAGACTTCGCGCGAAATGGGGTAGGACGCTGAGTAGAGTCCTTCGGAGTTGACGGACAATCCGTAGATGCCTTCAGTAGTGAAGACGATGAGGGGGTACTGTCCGAACTGTCCCTGTGAGATAGGCTCGGTGTTGGCAGCTATGCCAAGGATAGAGCCTGTGCCTACGGTGTTGTCGCCCGATGCCTGGAAGACGAATGGGTTGTTGACAACAGAGGTGAAGATTTGGGAGTCGAGTGATTCGGAATAGGGGGAAGGAGAAGGCGGAGACGACACGTTGGAAGATGTCATTCTATTAGCAAGCGGTAGGTATCTAAACGCGTATGCACCATTGAGATACGGATGTGTTTTGAGCGGTATCTTTATACCACGGCCGCTTGTTGTATCCCAAACTACCACATCAACGGCTCTTGGGTCGGGGTAGAAAAACCAAGAATCTGCGACCTTTAAGTCTTGTGGCCAATAAGTAGAAGAAACGACTGTCATAGATACAGAAGTCGCAATATGAACGTAGAATCTTAGCGTTCCCTCAACACTTGACGAACTGCCACCCGTAGCCGTTGCACACGTAAACATGTGTGCTCCTATGAAAGGACGACGTATGACGTTGAATAAATTGATACGGTTATTATAAGTCAATACTTTCTGTGGCACGATAGAAGTCCATCCATAATAATCGTCAACTGGGAGCTGCTCCTGAGAAGTAAGAGTAGCAACGACATTGGATGCTATAGTAGGAGTAACGTAATCAGATGTATTAACACTTTCAACACCAACTGAGAACAACTTGTAGAACTGTGTTTTTGAAATCATTTCGTCAATGATTTCATTGTCGGACTTGTAAGTCGGGACTATAACGTCGCGCGCCTCATATTTACCCTTTTCGAAATGGTATATTCCGTCATCCTGCAGGGGAGAAACGCCTGGAAGAATACTACCATATGTAGGTGTTGTAACAAGAGTGCGATAAGTGGTTTCGGAGGTTTTTGACGGTAATTCTATTCTCCATTCCTTATCAATATTAAACGGTATGACATCATCTGTGGCGAATACGACAAACTCCTTTACTATATCCTTCCAGTTGTCAATGCCTTGCACCACTATGCGATATTGAAACGGTGCGTGGAAAGGGGCATACATAAAGCATTCGGTAAAATTCATGGACTCCTTGTAATCGCTTGCAGTAACAGGAGTGAAGTAACAATTGCGGTTGACTGTCGGGTAACAAGCGACCGGCACAGAAATACGTGCGTATGACCCGTCGTAAAGCCGCATTGCACAGCGCACAAAGAACGGGAAGGCAAAGCGATTGTTTTCCTTGACTATTCTAATAAGTTCTGCCACATGGCCTTGTATGGCGTTTTGTACGTTTGCTTCGTTTGTTGAACCTTTATTAACTTCATGGTGAAAAAAGAAGCTTTCGTTGTCAGTGGGTTTTATCTCACCTTTCCACGCTGAACATCCAGTAAACTTTCCATTCGAATAAGAAGCTTTATAAAGTTGAGATGAAGTCATGCCTTTAAGAAAGCATCCTGTATTACCACCAAGGGGAAGATTAGTCCACATCCTAAATGCGGGGTAGAAATTATACCTCGGCAACTCTGTTCCGAGGTCGATATATTTGCCTTCCTTGAAGAGTATGTAATGCAAGCCATTGTTGGTAGCCACGACGAGGGTGTTGCCTACTGAGGAAATGTCGTTGACTATGCCGACCGAGAACGAGCCTTTGTCTTCGGAGATTGAATCGTTGGAGAGAGTTCCGCAATAGAGTGTGCTGCCGTCGTAGGTGATGGCGTTGGTGTAGTCGGCACCTTTATGGATATAGAGCAGTTTATTGTTCGTCTGTGCGAACTGCTTTGCATGTCGGAGGGGCTGCATTTCGCCGTTGCGGAAGATAAGGTCGCGTGAGGCGGAAAGTTCGGTGTCGTCGGACAGGAGGTCGGACGGCGATGTTGTGATGCCTTTGTTGAAAGATAGGGATTTTTGCATAGTGAGTTGTTTTTTAATTATTTACTGAGCCTTACTGGGCCGACTAAGCCATTGGGGATTTAATGGGCCTTACTGGGCCGACTGGGCCTTTCTGAGCCTTTGATTATGGGGTGAGCCTTTGATATTTTTTTATTCTTAGATTGAGGCTTCGGTGCGTACGCCGTCGGAGTGGTGTTTGAGTCCTTCGTCGGTGCGCCAGCGTGGAAGTTCCATTTCGTTGGTGGAGACGTAGAGGGCAATGGCGGTGGACATGAGTACGTCGTCGTGATTGCCCGAGCCTTCGATGTTGCCAAGCGAGCCATCCTCCTTGCGCTCGTAGATGCGCAGCTCGTGATACATTTCGGTGTCGGGTTCGTGCCAGAGTCGGTCGTCGACGAAGGCTTCAAGGTTGTCGATAAGCCAACCCTTTGTAACCTTATTGGTCTGCCAACCATACTTGGCGAGGACGTTGCCAGCGGTGTCTTCGGGAGAGGAACGACGCTGGTAGAGATTGGGATAGTAGTCGGCAATCTCGTTGATGATAGAGCCGAAGTGGTCGCCCTCGGTGTTGTTGTTCTTCTCACGGTCGGCGGTATTGGACTCAATGACAAGCAGAGCATCGTCGTAATAATGAGCGAGAGCAGCAGCCTTCCATGCAAGCACGTCGTGACGGCAATGCCCACGGTAGCGAGCCACAACACGAGGCTTGTCCTTGACGGAGGGCATTATGCCCATACGGTCGAGTACGGTCATAACGGTGTAGTCGGAAGTAGAGGACTTGCCACCGATGTCGACGCTGACAACGTAGCGGTCGGAAACACGCAGAATCTGATTGTTGGGCAGGCTCCAAATTTTAAGTTCGCCTTCGCCATCGTCACGAATGGTAATCTTGGAGTCGCGAATGGTGTTGTAAGACTTCTTGCCGGAGGTGACGATGTCGGCAAGGAACTTGGGCTTCTTGACTTCGCCATGACGGAGGTCGTCGATGGAATAGGGATTGAAGACAAGGTTGCCGGAATTGCGGAAAGCCTCCTCCTCGTCGATAGGTGCCTCAGTGGCGCAGAAAGCATGAGTCTTGAACTTGTTGCGGAAATTGCGATACCAGTTGATAGCCTGGAAGCAAGCACCTTTCTCCCACATACGCCAAAAGAACTTGCCCGTCTCGCGAAAACCTTTAGGACATGTGGAGCGGTCTTTGTTGCGCAGCAGCCACTCGGCAAAAGCCCGAACATCTTCGACAGGCTCCATATCGTTCTCGATGATGAAGCAAGGAATGAAGATGAAGGCGTAGGCGTCGTTGTTGGACGGATCCATGGCAAGCTGGCAGCGGTCGTAGAAGAATCCGGAAGCGCCACGGCCTGTAGACTCGAAGACCTCGATGTTGTCCTCAATATTATGTATACCGCCAGAGATAGACGAGATAACGCCTTCGGGGTCGTGCTCGGGTGTCTTCTTCCAATAGGCAACCTCGGAATAGTGGGCACAGTGGAAGTTGTTGCCACGGACGGCATCGAAGTTGTCGAAGGAGGCAACGGTAAGCGTAGAGCGACGCAGAGCCTTGTTGCCGTCGGTGACGATGAAGTCGTCGGGTGAGTTCTCGTAGGGCGATAGCATGAGCTGTACGCCCGGGTGTCCGATAGTCCAACCCTTCTGCCGTTCGACAGCCTTGCGGTACATAGCCTTAATCTTCTTTGATGTGGACTTGACCTGCGAGAGGACGATGGCGTTCCAACCGTCGTGACGGAAGTCCTGCATCCACTTGATGTAGAGCTGCGTGAGAGTAGAGCCACCCCACTGACGAGCCTTCAGGATAACGACACGTATGGCTTTCTTCTCGTGGCGCAGCTTCTCGAAGAGTGCTATAAGACGACGCTGGGGATAGTTAAGACGAAAGGGAATCATATCGCCCGTGTTCTTGTCCTCAATCTTATCAGTACAGAAAAGGGCGAACTCGGGGTCTTCACGGAAACGTACCTTGAAAATCTCAAATGTGAGGAGGGCGCGTAGCTTCTGCGTGTCGGGCGAGTCTTCGTCGTAGTCCTTGCGGAGGACATGGATGAGAACGTCCTTCAAAGTACCGTAGTGCTGCAGGTTCTTGTAAAGGAGGGTGCGCATGCACTCCTTGGGAACGTACATCTTGGGTATGATGAAGTCGGGTATTTCGAGACAGACACGTGACTCGAAACCGTAGCAGCCGATGCCTGTCCACGGGTCGTAAGGCCCGTAGATTTCGTTGTAGCGAGATTGGTTTTCGGCTACTAAAGCATCTATGTCACGGTCGGTAATGAGCATTTTCTAATTATTTAATGGGCCTTACTGGGCCTTTTTAGGCCTTTCTGAGCCTTTGGGTGAACTGGGTGATAAGCCTTTCTGGGCCTTTTTGAGCCGACTAAGCCGTTGGTGAAATTTTGGGGTGAGGGCTAATTATTGATTAAAGTCCTTCGTACTCCTTTAGTTCTTCGAAGTCGGCATCTTCGATGCGTGGAACGGGGTTGGCACCGATGGCGAGAGGGTCGTCGGTCTTGGTGGTGGATAGTGCCTGGAGTTCCTGGAAGTCCTTGTTGATGCCTACGGAAACGTTGAGCTGGGACTGCTTGGGGACAACGTGCTTCTGCATGTCGTGATAGAGGAGCAGCCATGCCTTGGGGTCGTGCTCGGCAAGTTCGGAGAACAGCTCTTCGAACTTCTCCTGATTGGTTGAGAGGAGGTCGCGAATGAACTCCTTTTGCGCCTTGCGCCCGGCAGGAAGCAGCTTCTTGCGTCGCTCGGATATGAGAGGGATGTCGTCGAGAGTCTTTGTCATAGTGAGGGAAATTTTGAACCTTGATGATGAGCCTTGCTGGGCCTTTTTGAGCCGACTGAGCCGTGGGGTGATGGTGGGGTGCAATCGCTTTAGAAGGGGCTTAGGTGCTTGTGGACTGTGCCGGGAATGACTCGGCAGGAGAGGGCACGGATGCTGGTAAGGCCTTCTTCGAGAGATTGCTTGCGGTCGATGGTGCGAAGGTCGCGTGAGGAGAGCACAAGAGACATGTATTCGTAGAGGGCGCCGTCAACTACATACTGGTGAATCGCCTGGACAAGAGAGTCGTAGACGGTGGCATCCCAGTAGTCGGGCATGAGAAGCGAAATCTCTCGTTCGTCCCACTCCTTGAGGTCGTTGAGACGGGTGACACCTTCGGGTTTGAGGACGAAAGCGGAAAGGCAATTTTCAACACTGGCTATGTACTTGTCGAACCATCGGAAAAGTATAGGACGGTAGGTGTCGGACTCGGACGTGGCAACCTCGGTATCGTTGTGCGCTATACGTGCTGTCCTATCAATCATGCCGGTAATGGAATCAACATCATAGAGGAGCTGGTCGGCCTGTAGGAAAATATGCTTGACGGAGTGTCCGTAAGCACGACGTGGCGGTTGGGGTGCAAGCGGGTTGGGGATTGGATTCCATCCCCTTTCGCGTGAAGCCATGTGCGGATGCAGTTCGGAAAAGTCGTGATTCATATAGACATTGTTTTGGGTTAATGCTCTTTGGAAACTATGACTGTAAACTCTGCGTAGACGTTGTCGGAATGGCGAGAGAAGAGGCGTACCTTGGAAACGCCAGTGTTAACCGGACGAAGGACGAATGTCTTAGGTTGGGCAGAGCGCACGATGTGTACAATGCCTACGTCTTCGGAACGTGCCTCGATGTCGTCAACAGCACCGCCGTTAAGGCTGTAGGAAACCGTTGCGTCCTCGTCAATAGGAAGCGTGACTTCGCCCCCATTGTCGGAGCCGTCGACCTTGGCAGTGATAGAGGTGGGGAACTTGACGGTGGGGACACGTGGCGCTGAGAGGATGAAGCACTTGCGTATGTCGGATTCGTCCTTGACAAGAGCAGCCTGATAGGGTTCAGCCTGCTTGGCGTTGGTGGTCTTTATCCACCATTGCATCGTAACGTAATCCTCGGCATATTTGGCGCTCAGCCGTGCCAATGTGTCCGTAAGCGTGCCGTTGAACCGATGCGACACCGATAATGTAAACTCCACGATGTCGTCAGTCTTCTCATTGTAGAAGATTGCATTGTCGCCAACGGTCTGAGGTGTAGGCACAAGGTAGTCGACGAATATGGTTTTCAGAGTTTCCAAGGCAGCGTGGAAATCGGAAGTGAACACCCGTTCGTGGAGAGCTTCGTCGCCAGCCGTTTCGCTTGCCACAAGAGCGTTGTTGGCTCCCGCGGTAATCTTGTCCATCTGTCCCTTAAGGAAAGTGGCAGACTGGAACGCTTCACGGACAAGCGACTTTATGATTTGAAATTTGATTATCATAGTATGTACTATTTATTGGTGAAACATCAGTTGCCTGTAAAATCCGTACCGTCGTCGTTGCACATCTTCCCGTTCACGGATGAGTATTCGGCTTTTGCCTGCAATGGCGAGGAAATGGTGAACGACTTGCGTATGCGGTCTTCCAAATCCTTCATCATGGCGGCATGTGGTTCGGCCTGTGGCTGCTGTCCTGCTGACAGCCACCACTGATAAGTCATGTATTCCTCGACGTACTGCTGCGAGTAGTTGGCTATGGCATCAGTGAGAGCACCGTTGAAGCGTCGTGATATGACAATGATGATGCTTGCAGAGCCTTCGCTGCCGGAATAGGAAGCCGATATAGAAGAGTCGCCCACCGACTGATGGTTGGGTGAGAAGAAATCGACATAGACGGACTTCAAACGTTCTACGCCTCGCACAAAATCCTTTGCAAGTTTCCGTTCGTGTACGTCTATGTCGCCAGCGGTTTCGTTGTAGCGGAGCTTGTCAGCTCCCTGCTGTGTTGACGAGTCGATAGAGCCCTTGATGTAGGTGTCGCTCTTGACTGCCTCTATAGCGAGTGGTTTGGAAATGGTGAAAGTTATCTTCATAATCAAATTGTTTTATTGTCAATTGCTGTATCCGTCGTTTTTTTCGCTGGCTTCGACCGTTGCCGTGCCGCTTACATTGTATGGCGTAGAAGAGGTGCCAGGCTGCTGTTTGGTGAAAGCCATCTTGACAAGCGAAGCAAGCAGATGTTGGGCATCGGCAGTGTACTTTGGCGCGATGTCGGGTGCGAACATATTGATGACCGACTGCACAGTGCTGGCTATGAGGTAAGACTGTAAAGCCGCAGAGAATGCCGAGTTCAAGCCGTTGTTCCAACGGTCGTTGTCAATCTCGAATGTCAGACTTGAGCTTTCCGTGAATGATGTTATTATGGGTGATAGTTCGGCGACGACGATGTGTGCAGCCGACTTGGCGAATGTCGGCATTGCGCTTTCTTCCAATGAAGAGAGCGTAGCCGTGGAGAAAAGGGTTTCGCCCGAGGCTGTCTTGTGATGCTTGCCGATAATGGAGAGTTGCTGTTTGGCGGCAGCGGTGACATCGGATAGGGTAACGGATATTGACATATTGAGTGATTCTTTAATTTACTGGGCTGTTGGTGATGGGCCTTACTGGGCCTTTCTAAGCCTTACTGAGCCATTGATTGAGATTGCTTGATACCTTATTGTTATTGCTGTAGGTATTGCTGTGCTTGCTGGACTGCCTGTTGGTCGGCACCGGGGACGATGCCGTCTTGCGGTGGCTGTTGCTGCATTGCTGCCTGTTGCGCTTCAAGCTCTGCCTGCTGGCTCTGAATGTCCTGCAAGAGACGGTCGGCAAACGGGGCGTTGAGGTTTTGCAGATACTGCACGACATTGATAGCACCAAGTTCGAGGAGCCTGTCGAGCTGGTCGTTGATATTGTTCTGATAGGCAGCGGTGGCAGCTGCGTTCTTGATTGAAATCTTGAACTTGATGTCGCGTGCAGCCATGCGGTCGTACTCCAACGTGGAGGTGTAGTCGCGATTGAATATGATGCGTCCGTCTTCGTAGTACTGCTTGATCATCATGCACTTCTTCTGTGCGACGTTCTCGGTGAACGACTCGATGTCCTTCAGGATTGAGTAAAGTGAGGTGGAGGCATTCTGTGACTCCTGGGCGTAGCGTGAAGCAGAAGTTCCGGCTGTAGGAGTCTTACCCTGCAAAGCACCCGACACATTGGAAACCTCACGGATGAGATTAAGCTCAATCTGTAGGAGTTCGTTGGTGCCGAGATTGACAGCGTTGGACGTAATGACATCGGGGCGTGAGTTGGGCAGAGTAGCCTTTGGGGTGTAGAATATCATTCCGTCGTACTCGGTGGCCTGTTCGGCAAACTGGTCGGGTGTCATACCGTCGAGTACCTGCGTAGGCACAAGCATAAGACCCTTGGCAGAGGAACGTATCGCCATATCGTTCATGATGATAAGGCGGTTGATGTAGCGCTGCTGGTCGATGATGTTGCCCATGAAGGGATGAATCTCGCCGTTGATGTAGGGATAGAGCTTGACGGTGAAAGGATGGGACTTGAAGTCGTAGGGCGACTCGCCACGGCAGAGGACAGTTCCGTCGGGTGCCATGTAGGTGTAATACCAATACTTATCTGCCACCTTCTTGGCTGTGATATAAGCCCGTTCTTCTGGCGGAACACCCATGAGGTCGTACTGACGCTTGCGCTCGGCGTTCTTGGCGTTGAGCTGGGCAATAAGAACCTTGTCGTCGCACTCGATGCGGAAATAGGCATCAGACTCGTTGGTGGCAATAGGGTCGTAGCACTGATAGCGATACTTCGTCTCGGTAGTCCACGCCTCAATGACACGGACGCAATGGCCACGACGTGACGGAATGTCGAACGAAATGTTAGACAGGTCGTTGGTGTCGTTGTGCAGTGTGCCCTCGGTGGAAGCGTCGTCGGGGTCGATATTGAAGATGCGGTTGAGACGGTTGACATCAAGTCCGTACTCGTCCTTGGCAAACTTCTTATAAAGGTCTTCTCTTGAAACGTCATGAAGCACACCGATGAGCGAGAAGTCAAGGTGTCGGGGGTCGGAACCACCCTCCCAGAAGACATAGTTAGGCTCGACATAATCAGTCCATGAGTCTTCAATCTCCTGTTCGCGGTCTTCGTATGACTCACGGCAGACCACTACTCCACCGATGAGATAATCTTCGAGAACGTGCTTAAGAAGGTCTTCCATCTGCGTGTTCTGCCAGTTGCACTGCATTGTGGCAGACATCATATCGGAGAGAGACTGTGAGGAGCGTGTGCGTGCGAAGCATACAGGCTCGGTGCCCTGCTTGGCATAGAGTCCGACGATGGTGTTGAGGATGGAGACCATGACGTTGTTGGAGAGAGGAACAGAGCCTTTCTTCTTGAGATATTCGCGCTCGGTATAGTCGTAATAGAACCCGTTCTTGTAGACCCTTACGGTGTCGCCCCACTGGTCGCCGTAGCAATATCGCTTAGCCCGGTCGCGTGCGAGGCGTACAGCTTCAAGATTGTTCCACGCCTGCCAACAGCGCTGCAACAGCCCGTAGTCGGTATTGCTGCCGTGCTCACGTTCCATGCGTCGGCGCACGGAGTCGAACGTCTTGCCCGAGGACGGCATAACACGTGATAATGTGGGTATATTCTTCTGCATATTCTGTATGTAATAACATTGAGTATCAGCGCAAAAATACGTGAAAAACAAGCCCTAAATGCCGTGTTTCGTCCTACAGACGAAAGACGGAAAAACAGTGATAAAAAACTAAGATATTTGCGGTTTAGAAGTCAAATCTAAATTTTACAGAAAGAAAAATGGACGAAGAAAACAAGAACAAGAATGACGTTGCACCCGGACAGGATGCGATGGCACCTCCTGTGGAGGAACGTCCGAACCGCAAGGCTTTTGCGGAGCGGTTCGGCAAGCGTCACAAGGACATTGACTTTGAGGACAAGGAAGCGAGGTACGGTGCGATGAACGATGATGCAGACGCTCTGTCGGCATACGAGGAGAACGGCCGTGCGCTGAGCGAAATGTTTGACAACAACCGCTGGCTTGCAGCAATGGCCATGGACTTGAAGGACAACCCCGACATGAGTCCGATAGAGTGGATGGCTAAGCAGGGCATTGACATCGGCGCAGCCTTGGAGGACGAGGAAATGGGCAAGAAAGTGGCTCAGCATATTGCGGACTTCCAGCAGAAGAAGACTGACGAAGAGAACCGTGAGAAAGAGATTGCGGAGAACCTGAAACAGTCGGCAGATGCCATGGACGAGCTGGGTCTTGACGATGATGCCAAGGCAGACCTGTGGGAGAAGTTCTTCAAGATGATAGGCGAAGCGGAGGACGGCAAGGTGTCGGCAGAGACATGGTCGCTGTTCAAGAACGCGCAGAACTATGACGCTGACGTGGCTTCGGCTCGTGAAGAAGGAGCTATGCAGGGACGCAACGAGAAGATTCAGAACAAGGTGAAGCGTTCGGAGAAGAACGACCTGCCCCCTACCCTTAACACCAACGGCGGTGCTCAGCCCAGCAAGAAGAAGGGCAGCAGCTTCTGGGACGGATTGGTTTAACGAATTATTAATTTAAAATATCAGTAAATGGAAAAGATTATCAAGTTTGTTAAGAGCGGAAGATTTCTCATGTGGATGCTCCTCATGATTCTTTCGGTAGTGACAGGAGGCGCGTCGCTTATGGCTGTAGGTGACGCTGTAGCCCCGCAGATTGGCGACGAGGGCCCAGACCCGGCATCGGCAGAAGAAGCAAAGGCAAACGAGCCAGTGGAGGCTGGCAAGAGTGACCTTAACAGCCCTGGCGGTAAGCAGGACGGACAGGATTTGACAGGTTCGCAGGCATCATCAACGCAGCTCAAAGAGGGCGATATGATTGATGAGGAGTGGGACAGAAACATCGTGAAGTTCTATCCATACAAGACTCCTTTGCTCAGTATTGCACGACAGGTGGCAGCTAAGGTTGGTATCAAGAACTGGACTGCCAAGCACATGCGTATCGGCGGTGAGACCCTCGACGGCAAGACAACGGCAGCCATCACTGGTGGCGACACCATCGAGCTGAACTCGACCAACTTCTCGGGTTCGCTGCGTCCGTTCTACAAGTGCTCGACCGTGTACGTGCCCGACGTGGAGGGCTACAAGGAAGGTTCGACAACAGAGCGTGAGGGCATCTTGCAGCTGTATGTAATCGAGTCGAACGGCAAGAAGGTGACACTACAGGCCACCAACGGCAAGGCCAAGAACAACGGTACACCGTCGACAGACCTTGACAGCATGACCTGCCCGGACATTCCTTCGGGTACGGTATTCCTCGTAGGCTCAACCGCAGCAAGCGAGTCGCAGCTCATGGTTCCGCCCGAGAACTCACAGCCCCGTGAGAAGGAGGTATATGTACAGAAGAAGCTGCTCAACATTCTCTTCACCACAGACTTTGAGAAGGTGCAGACCAAGGTGCCAATTTCGGTGAAAGACCTTAAGGCAGACGCAATCATGAAGTACAACCTCCGTGCAGAGCGTTCGTACTGGCTTGGTACAAAGAAGCGCTTCAAGGTGCTGACCGAGGACGGCGCTGTAGAGGACGTGTATATTGCAGAGGGCATTCTGCCACAGCTGACGAACGCCTACGCTATCGGTGATATTCAGAAGTGGGAAGACTGGATTGCCCTGTCGAAGCTTCAGTTTACGGACTTCGCAGAGAACAACCACGCCTACGTATTCGCCGGCAAGAACTTCATCGAGAACATGGAGAAGATGAAAATTGAGAAGGACGGCAAGAACGACATCATCAACCACGACGAGTTTGACCTTACCTTCAAGCGTATCAAGGACACCTTCGGTACATTCGACGTAGTATGGGATCAGACCCTCGACCTCATGCACATGGAGGACTTCGCCGTTATCGTAGACCTTAAGGCAAGCCGTCGCTACGTACGTGTAGCCAACAAGGAGCGTACCAACGACATGTCGAAGGGTGCGGGTGCTATCCGCGACGCCAAGCGCTGGATTCACGAGGAGTCTGACTGTATCGCTCTGCGCGGTTACAACTCGGTGCTCGTAGGCCCAGAGGCTAAGATTTCGAAGCTCGGCATGACCACACTTCGTACTATCATTTCGGCTGCAAAGCTCCCCGACACTCCGGCAAAGGGCATGAAGGTGGCTCTTACAGAGGACTACACCGCTGGCGACGTTCAGTATGACAAGGGTTCGGTGTACTACTACAACGGCACCAAGTGGGAAGCCTACAAGGGCCAGGACGTAGCCGCCTAAAAAGAAGTTGTTAATAAAAAATATTGTCCCGACAAGTCCTCGCTGAGCCATTGAGAGCAAGCTCCTTTGCTCAGTGGGGGCTTTTTCATTAAAAAACAGAAACAGATGATTAAGATATACAGACTGAAACAGATTCGCAATAACGTTTCGCACGTACTTGAAGGTGCAGGTGGTAATACTGTGCGCTACAACTTCACTGGTGGCAATGTGATTGCCGGAACATGCCCCGAAATCTCACTGAAGGGAAAGTACTTTCAGGACTTGCTCGAAGCGAGCGAACTGTTCAAAGACGGTACGGTGGTGCTGGTGCGCGAGATTAAGACCTCGGACGACGTAGAGGAAGTCGTGCCGGAAGAGAAGCCTAAGAACGTGGATACGGCAGACTCGGTGACCACTCCCGATGAGCTGCTTGTGTACATCAACACCAACTACGACAAGAAGTTTACCGACCCGAGCAAGGCTCTGGCTTTTGCTGCCAAGGAGGGAGAGGTGTTTGCCAATCTGAACCTGGGGTAAAGGGGCTTTGGTGATTGGAACTGAGCCTTACTAAGCCTTACTGGGCCGACTAAGCCTTTGGTGAAATGAGGGAGTGGAATATATGAGAGTTGCTGATAAACATTAAACACTATTGGATATGACCGTAGGAGATATAATAAAGGAAGTGAAATGGTGTGTTGACCACGAGACGAGGGAGGACTCGAAGCTGAGTGACGGCGGCGAGGACACCTACATGGACAACATCATCAGGGCGAAGATAAACTATGCTCTGAGGTGGGTGGCGGTAATGACGGGGCAATGCACGAGTATGGGCACGGGCGGTTCGGGAGGGCTGAGCGTGACACAGAATACGGTCATAGCAACGGTGGACGACGTTGGCGAGGTGACGGTGCCTGACGGGATAGCTGCTGCGGACATACAGCGTGTGAGGCTGAGCATATGGTATAAGGCAGCAAAGCCTGTGGACGACACGAGCGACGACGCGATGCTGATGTTTGACAACACGGCAAAGGGAACGGTAGAACGACCGCTGGCGACCGTAGTACGTGGCAGCACGACAAGAATACTGGTGCAGCCGTGGAAGTCGGGATGCACAGCCGAAATCTCGTATATCGGAACCAATCAGACATTGTCGGGAACACCGGACAACTCAACGAACGTAAACGTATCAGACACTCAAAGAAATGCTTTCATATACTATATCGCTTACCTGCTTCTGGCTGCATATGAAGACCCTGGTGCACAGACTATGCTCAGCATTGCGGTTCAGAGCTTGGGAACTAACACACAGAAATAAGATGGAGACAGTCAGAACAACGTATGATGCCAAGGAACTGGCATGGACGAGCCCTGCACTGAGACTGGAGCGTGACATCTATCTGATGATAAGCTTGAAGAAGAAGGGCAAGGTGGTGATAAGACAGAGCACGGACGGCAAGAAATGGCCACGTGTACCGATAGAGCAACATAAGGACACGAAGGCTTTCTGCCTACGGATGGAGGTCGTGCCGAAAGTGTTGCAAGTAAAGATTTACACATCAGAAGAACCGGAGGAAATAAAGTATGCCTACATTTAGAAATGACGAAAAATTAGGAACGAAGGTGCCCTTAATTCAGACGGACGACCTTGCAGACAAGTGCGTGACAGCAGAGAAGCTGGCTGAGGGGAGTGTGGATGCCGTGAAGATAGCGGACGGAAGCATCACTTCGGACAAGATTGCTGCTGGCAGCGTGACAGCTGAAAAGATAGCTGCAGGGAGCATAACGGCTGAGAAGATAGTGGATGGGACTATTACTGCTAACAAGCTGGTGAAGGGTATGTTTGACGGCATTGAAGACAAGCTGAAAGACGGAAGTATCACTACTGAGAAGCTGAAAGACAATGCTGTGACTGGAAACAAGATAGCTAACGGAAGTATCACTTCAAGCAAGATTGCTGCTGGTAGTGTGACAGTGGAGAAGCTGGATGGTGCTGTGGCTACACAGGAACTGAGTAATGCTGAAATTGACAAAATGTTTGAATAAAAAAGGAAGGAGGAAGATATGACTAAATACTTGGACAATGAGGGACTGACTCATTTCACTGGAAAGATGAAGGAGTATGCTGATGGTAAAGCTGGTGAGGTGGACAACAAAGTGACTTCTCATGTTGACGACAAACAGAATCCTCATGGTGTGACTAAGGCACTGTTGGGACTTGGTAGTGTGGACAATGTGCGGCAAATACCATTGAGTCAGAAAGGTGCTGTAAATGGTGTGGCTACACTTGATGCTAATGGTAAGATTCCTGTAACACAGATGCCTACAACAAAGACCATAAACGGAGCGTCGATTTTTGGAACTGGTAATCTTCAACTAAGTGCATCATTGTATAAGATTGTGGATGCTTTGCCTACAACTGGTATTGACACCTCGAAGATATATCTTGTGCCAGCAGAATCTTTTACAACCAATAACTATAAAACAGAATACATTTATCTTGGTGACCCAAATAAAGCGTATGATGAATCTAAGTGGGAGAAGATTGGTGATGAGAAAACGAATAATATTACACCAACTCCTGGAGGTTCAATAACAGTAGATACTGCTTTTAATGCTACATCTTCTAATCCTATAGCAAACAAAACTGTAACAAAAAAGTTTGGGGTGGTAGATGATGCACTTAAGGCTAAGGTGGCACAAGAAACCTATGATGCCAAAATGGCTGCCATAGATTCAAAGCTGAAAACACTGGAAAATAAAACTATTGATGTTGACGCTGAACTGGGAGATACTTCTAATCCTGTTCAGAATAGGGCTGTGAATGCAGCTGTGAACAGTCTGAATACAAGACTTGGTGATAAGGCAGATTCTACGGCTTTGACTACTGCTATAGGTAGAATTTCTACATTGGAAACTAATGCAGCTACAAAGGTCATTGAAACAGGAGAAGGAAATGGTATTAGTGGCATATCTAAGTCGGGTAATATCATTACAGCAACAAAGGGAAAGTTTTTGACATCAGCAGCTGGGCTTGCGACAACTGCGGCTTTGAATGATGGTTTGGCAGGAAAGGCTGATGTTAATCATAATCATGATACTAAATATGCTGCTAAGAAACATACTCATTCAGAGTATGCACTGAGTAGTGCACTTAATGATTATGTAACTAACACTGCGTTAGACGGAAAGAAATTCTTGACAGATACATCACTGGCAGGATATGTGAATGAAGTCCAGCCAGATAAGACAAGTGGAAATGGTATTGCAAATATAACTAAAGAGGGTAAAGTCCTTAAAGTAACAAAGGCAACTTTTCTAACTGAGCATCAGTCGTTGGATGGTTATGTGAATAATGTCAAGGTAACTGGGGTTGCAAATGGAAATGGAATTGCAAGTATAGCGAAGAATGGTAAGGACATTAATGTAACACAAGGAGCTTTCTTGACAGCAATAGACGGTATTATTGCGGAAACAGGTGAGGCTGTAGCTGGAAAGGGAGTTACAGATATATCTATACGAGGCAATAAACTTGTTAAAAAAACAGGTACATTTGTAACACCTGCAACTTTGGGTACTTCTATTGACGACTATGCGAAAGATAAGGGCTATCTCACAGAGAATAATCTGAATGAAAAACTGAAGGAGACTGTCATCATCAAGCTGGTGTCAGACAAATCAGCGTCTGATACAAACTTGAATGGCGCGACTATTACTGTGAAGAGCGGTGACACAACAGTGAGCACACAGACTTGGCAGGGTACTCCTATAAACGTTAAGGTGCCATGTGATAAGGATGTGACGATAGAAGCTGCTGCTGTAAAGATGTATGTAAAGCCAAAGGTGTTGAAGTATATGCCTTCACCGCTGTATAACAGAGAGGTGACATTTACGTATAAGGCTTTGGAGCTGGGTGTGTTTATTGTTGATACAAATGATAATTTCATAAATAAAGATTCTTGGAGTCCAACTATGCAGGAAACAACGGTTGGAGTTGCTCTAATCACAGAAAAAGTTGCTATTGTCATAGCAACAGGACTTAACACTGACTTGTGTTGGAGTAAAACATATCAACTTGTAGGAGGAGTTACAACAACAACTGATAGTACGGTGGCTGCAACAGATTATAAAGGCAAAGCCAATACAGAGGCAATTGTAAAAGCACTTGGTCAAAATGCACCAGCTGCATATTACTGCTCTAACTATACCTTTAAAAACGGCAAAAAAGGGTATCTAATGGCAGCGGGTGAGGCTCAGGAAATATTTGTTAATATGCGGAAAATCTCGGAATTGCTTAATTACATAAACCCAAATACAACTAATCTTGCTAATGGATACGAAGTTTGGACATCAACTCAAAATAATAATTCTACTGCTTGGCGTCATGATGGCTTGATGCTTAAAACACTCTCTAAGACGGTTGAAAACAATTACGTTGTTCCCATCTATTCACTATTCGATTAAAACAAGTAAACTATGATAAAATCATTTGGAAAAACCGCTGATTTCAAGGCGTTTGAAAAGAAAAGCGAATATATGTATCACATTGCATGGGCAAAGAAGATACAGACAGAAAAGAATGAAGAGACAGGAGAGGAAAAGGAACTGCCTCTTTGTGACTACTGGGTTGAGGTGTTCTTCTACAAGCCAAGGATGGGCAAGGTGATAGAGAAGATTGCTGAGTGTGGAGAACCTGCAAGCATGGAGGAGATAAAGGAGATAGCCGAAGGGCTTGGTGAGGATGTGCTGAAGGCAATGAAAGAGACGCTGCTGGCATATATAGACAAGTATGATGAGTCGGAAAATGTGAACAGCTTCTATATCAACGGCATACGCACTTGGGCAAAAAAGGAGGAACGCATGGGCTTTCAGCAGAACATTGCTGATAAGGTGGCATTAGGATTCAAGGAAATCACTTGGTGGTTTGACGGTGTGCCTATTACTTTGCCATGTGACAAGGCAGAGCAGCTGCGTCTACAGCTTGAAAATTATGCCTTTGACTGCTTCAATGCAACAGCACGTCATAGGGCTGCTGTGGAGAAACTGGAGAGTGTGGAGGATGCTATGAGGTATGACTACAAGAGTGGTTATCCAGAGAAGCTGAGGTTCAATGTTGAATATTAATTTGGATTTAGAATTATGATAGGACTAAGTATTATTGCAGCATTGCTGTTTGTGGTGATGCTGATTGTAGTGATTGGGAAATATGGTGTACCAGAAATGGTATCGTCTATCTACTATCTGCTTGGTAAAAGTGGATGGGTGTTTCAAGTTGTGATGATGTCTGTAGGCATGTTGATGCTTATGTGTCTGCTGGACTGTGAAAAGGGCGTGCAATGTCTGGCTTTCCTTGCTTGTGGAGGGCTGATGTTTGTAGGTGCTGCTCCAAGGTTTACGAATGAGGACAGAGGGGTGCATAAGGCTGCTGCTACAATATGTGCCATGGCAGGAATAGGCTGGTGTCTGAGTGCTAACTTTATTATGACTATTGCAGCTATTGTTGCTTATGTGATAGGTATTGCATATATTAAGGGACTCAGAAAGTATGCACTGTTTATTGCAGAGGCAGCAGCTATAGGTTGGACGTTCTTGACTTATTGGGGACTATCATTAGGTATTATCTAAAAACAGAAGGTATGGCAAAGTTTGTAGGAGAGAATGGATTAACACATTACACTGATAAGGTAAAGGCTCTGATCAAGAGCAAGACTACTGACAGGGAAGGTGTGGCGGATGGTGTGGCAATGCTGGATGGAAACACAAAGATTAGGGACAATCAGCTGTGGGATGCCACTGAGAGTAAGCACGGACTTATGACAAGTGAAGACAAGAAGACATGTCAAGAACTGAAGCAAGCAAATGAGTCTGGGGCACTGGTTGATGTTCCTATCTTTGAGGAGTATAATAACGAGAGTGTGACTCTGATAGAGAATGTCACACCAAGCAGTGAAAGTGGTTTTGCAGTGTTTCTGAGTAAGATGAATCGCTTTGTGCTGTGTATCATTGAAAGTGGTACTGGCACTCGTAAATACTATAAGAACTGGAAGGAAATGCGCAAGGAAGGCTTTGGCAATGGTACTCCTGAGAGTGGCAGCCTGTACTCGCTGAAGGATAATAGTAAACCTATGCTATATATTGGCAATGGGACTACAATAACTCCTGTGACACAAGGAGCTATAGAGTCAATAAGCAACGGGGAGATAGACCAGTTGTTTGTGAAGTAAGAAAAAAGAGCACGAGGGATTGATTTTCCTTCCTGCTTTTTTTATTGAGTATTGAGGAATAGAGTAATGAGCCTTACTGTGCCTTTCTAAGCCTATCTAAGCCTGGGATAATTTGGAGGAGTTACCTCTCCCTTTATTTTCTTTACTCGATTCAATCCAAGTCAGCAACCCCCTCCTGTATTATCATTTCAATATTATGGTTGGCAAATTATCATCGGCCCACTTCTTTCTCAGAATGTAGAAATAAATAGAACCACTACAAATTGCCAAAGCTTAACTCTTTTCATTGTTTTATATATTTAAAAAACTCTATAATCGTATTCAAAGCTACCTAAAAACCTACCGTTAATATCTGAATAATTGTACCTAAATTTAAAACCAAGAGCTTTAAATAAACGCTTCATTTCGCTGCGTGTAGCACCGTATCTTCCAGAATCAATGAGTTTTCGTTGGTCTATGATTGCTTCTTTCTTTATGTTACTTAACATTTCATCAAAATCTTCCTTGGATATACTACTACAATCAAAATTAATACGATAATTATAAGAATACACCCAATTCATAAATGTGACAGAAAACAATGTAGTATATTCATCAATAACTATAGGCATCTGTTGGTTCATTTCTTTAGCAGCCTGTATATACATCTGTTTACACTGTTGTCTTTCTTTTGCTGAAATAGACTGTGACATGATATTTATACTCATAATCACAGATAAAGTTAATAATAATAATCTTTTCATACTATTCCGTTTTTAATGTTTATAACAAATATGACATGGAGTTTTGTGTAACTTCTTAGCTTGTTCGAGACTGATTTTCTTTATCTCTCGGCTACAGCTGCGCAAGCCTTTGCATGATGCGGATTTGTGGTAACGACGTGCGTGTGGGCCAGTGCATACATAAACGCTGTCGCTGGCTACGCAAGAGAACATAACTAAAGACAAAAGTATTGTTTTCATAAGAGTTATTGATGTATTGCTGCAAAAGTACTAAATATCAATGATACAGACAAGATTATTTTGCAAAAGTCGTGTAAAACGTTTTACAAATAGTGTTTAGCTACGGAATAAGAGGCTTGCGCGAGAGAGCCGAGGAGATAGCAAGGGGATTCTGTATTGAGAGGAATACTGTAATAATCGGAAATGTGGGTGACGGCGTGGAGAAGTTCGTGGGTGAGGGTATTGAGGAACTGAGAGGGAGAAGACGGAGGACAGAGAACGATAAGGGTGCGGTGGAGAGAGACATTGGTATAGGTGAAAGCAGTGTCGGGGACGGACTGGGACACAAGGAGGCAGGCATCTTCAAGGGGCTGCGAATGACAGCCGAGAGATTGAAGATGTCTGCGGATAATGTCAACCTTGAAGGGAGGGACATTGTAGAAGATTTGCACCGTCCAATCGTAGGAAGGGAGGTGAATTTGTTGCGAGCGCATAGGCTATGAGGGGTCTAATACGTCTTCCCACGGGATTGGCGTACCGGAAAGGGCGCAATCGGCATAGAAGCGGTTGAAGACAAATCCGTCGGGCTGATCTTCATCATCGACGTAGTCCTTGACAAAGAGAGCAAGGGCACGTTCATCGGTGATGGAAGAACCGTAGAAGTCGGCAAGAGCCATATTCAGGACGTAGACATGGTCGTAGGCAATGGCATTGTCGAGAACGATGCCGTACTTATGAAGAGTCTGCTCGACCTTCTCCTTAGTCCAAGGCGTGATAGGCTTGTTGTCGCGACGCATACGAGAGACAGCGAAGTCGTGCATACGGCGTGAGAAATGATAGCCGTAATGACGGAGGTAGGCAAGCATTTCGGGAGGACGGTAGTCGTACTGAGAAAGGGACTGACGAGGTTTCATATGAAGAATAGGGATTAAGAGGAGAATGCCTTTTATGACATTCTCCTCGGGTTAGACATTAATAATCATAGTCGCGACGTTCGCGTGGACGGCGATAGTCGGGATAGTCGTCACGTTCTGGTTCGTGACGCTGGTTGCGGTAGTCGGAGCTGCGATAGTCGGGCATAGGACTGCGCTCGCCATAGCGCTCACGCTTGATAGAGTCGAGACAGGACATGACCTTGCCTCCATAGCGGAGCATTTTCTCGGCGTTCTCGGTGAGTTCAGAGAACTTGTCCTCGGTGATTTCAACAATATAGTTCATAGTCGTAATGATTTTAAGTTTCAAAAAGAAAGGACGCCTTATGCCTTAGGTTTGAGAGCCTGCGCAAGCATGCCCTGGATATTGGAGAGAGTACCCTCAATACCGGACATCTTGGTTTCGAGTTGGGAGATTTTCTGCTCCTGCGCCTTCTTCTCTGCAATCTGAGGATTGAGCTGGGAAAGCATGGTCTCGCACGAAGATACGACGGAACGATGATAGTCGACGCTTTCGAGAATCTGACGAGACTGACGGAGCATAGCCTCAACCTCGGCAGACATAGCCTCGCGCGACTCAGAGACAACGAGCGAGCCGGAATTGGCAATCTGACCATTGGAAGGGAGTTGCTTGAAATCCATTTCGCCATCAGGAAGTTTCACACGAATATCCACGACAGACTCCATAGGCTGAGGAGAGAACTGCCCGGGCTGATAGGTGGGGAACTTGGGCTGAGGGTTGGAGACAGAGACAACCTGTCCTATCTGTAATTTAGGCTCGCTGTTCTTGTCGAGCACATAGAAGATGCTGTTGGTACGCAAACCGCTGAACATAAGAAATCCTTTCTTTTAGAAATGGTTAGACAATACCCGTCATGACATGAGTTGAAGGGTGTTAGTGTCGCGCTCGAACCAGAACTGGTAAATGCCAGTGCCTGGGAGGTCGGCGACGGTAAGAGGGGCGCCGTTGTACTTGGTTACGGCTTGGGTGGCTCCATTGGTCTCGAAGAGAATGGGGAGCGTGCCTGTAGTCCCGGTAGGGACAGCCTGAGCCAGCTTGACGAAGACCGTTCCGCGATAATTAGCCGAAGCAAAGGCATGATTACGGAAGGAGAACGTGACAGCTGTAGCAGACACCGCTACGGCAGTGGAAGCCACAGCAGCGGAACCACGACGGTTGACCCAAGAGAAGGGATAATTCCAAATCATATTGAACCCTCCTTTCTCGTTAGCCCCAAAAGCCGTTGGCGTTGCCGTAGATGCCATACTGAGCAGCGACACAGTTGGGAACAGTAACAAAGGGCTGATAAGGAACAGTCACGGTGTTAGGCTGGGCACACTTGATTTCGCCTACCTCCTTCTGCAGACCTGCAAGAACAGCGTTGACGGGGGCGAGAGCCTGTCCGACAATCTGTGAAGTCATTGCAGACGACTTGAAGGTAGAGTTCTCTTCGCGAAGCGAGTCAATCTTGTTCTGCATTTCGCGCATGACGGCCTGCTGCTGACCATTGACGATAGTCTGTGTGCTGTCCTTGATGGCGTTGTGCAAGTCGCAAGTCTGACGCTGTGTCTCGTAAGCCACGTTAGCGAAGCCACGCTCCTGTCCGGTAGCCACGTTGTTGATGGCAGCTTGGAGAGTGTTGGTCTGCTGACAAGTAGCAAGACGATTCTCGCAGCAACAGTTGGCAAGCTGTTGTGCAATCTGCATGTTGCCCTGCTGGAGAGCATTGATAGTCTGCATGCCAGACATACCAACCTGATTGCCTACAGACTGAACCTGTGAGGTGAGAGCCGAGATAGCCGACTGAATCTGTCCTTCGGTGCAGTTGAGCTGAGTAGCGAGATTAGACAGAGCGTTGCGGTTGCCACCGATAGCGTCCATGAGCAGAGAGCGTCCGTAGTCGTTGTTGATTTCGTTGGCTATGGCACCACGTCCGTTGCCGCCGAAGCCACCCCAACCGTTACCGCCCCATCCCATGAGGAAGAACAGGAAGATAACCCACATAAAACCGCTACCGTCACCCCATCCGTTGCCGTTCTTGTTCATTGCAAGAAGGAGATTAGGGTCGAGACCGTTGCGCTGGAGGAGAGGAGCAAGAAGTGACATCATGCCACCACCGCACTGGCCATCATTGCCGAATACATAAGTTTTTGTTTCAGACATAATAATAAAAGTTTAGGTTTCGCCCCACCATTGGGACTTGAAGCAAATTTACTTATTATATAAGGTGTCGCCTAACGATGCTCAAATGAGGAGGATAATGCTCAAATAAAAACCGTTCTGTTATCACAACAGAACGGCTACAAAAACGATTATGACAAAAAATTAAACGTTAACACTTATTTAGTTTACAACAGTCGAGTTCGGCAAGACTCCATGAGAGTTCCTTGAATCCCGGGGACTTGCGCCCGTGAGGGATGCGTCCTTCGGATACGTAGCGGTCGAACTTGGCGCGTGACATATTGAGGTAACGGCAAGCCTCGTACTTGGAGACACGACGTTCCTTGTCGGCAATCATCGTGCAGAGGTCGAGGAACATGCGTTCCTGCTCGTCAGTAGTGGCACATTCGCCACTATCGATGCGGTCGATAAGTTCGACGAGAATCTTGCGGATAGATTTTAAAAGGACTCCCATGAGGTTATTTCTTTCTATGTATAAGCCATATCATGCTTATTATACCTATTATAATAATAAAGACTATCGGATAGAGAGACGGGGCGAGCTGCTTCCATAATGGTAGCTTGCGTTCTACCGGGACTTCCGTCTTATTCTCTCTGGCAGCGTAGACAGTATCGTGCTTGATAGAAATACGGTTGCACCAATGGGTAATCACCTTGGTGCGATAGATGGTATCGCCCTTGACAATGGACTCGAAGTAAATGGAGTCGTGCATATAGACGCTGTCAAGGCGGATATTGTTGATATGCACCGTGTCGTGAAGAGTACGTTCGAGGACTACGGGTCGGGAGGAGGAACAGCTGGAACAGCATATGATAATCCCTATGCATATAGTCATTATCACTACAAACCAATAGAAATCGATGATTATTGAGCGTAGCCAGTCGCGCTTTGCATTGTTGTCTATATCCATAGCTTTTAATTTTCAAGAAGAACACTCTTTGCCTTTTCGAGGAAGGCCCGGCGCTGATCAAGACCATTTGTTCCACCGTTGATAACCTTGGTTATCTTGACGATGTCGTCCTTGTCGGCATACTTGTTGAGATTATGTGAGTCGAAAAACCACATAGAAGACTTGACAGCACCGAGAGGCTTTGCGAGGAGTTCAGGATGGTTGACAACATCGCCCTTGCAATACTTTGAATTATTGTAAGCAGTATAGTTGGCACGTCCTGTGATTTGGATAAGTCCACGACCTCGATACTTGTATCCGTCGCCATCCTTCTGTGGGGTATTGCCGAGTCTATTGGCGAGTCGTCCGGTATCGTACTTGTCGAAGTAATGGGTAGGGCCTTGTTCTTCGGTGTGCTTTAGGCAGGCAGACTCGTGGAGAATCTGTGCAAGATAGTGACACATGCGAAGAGGAGTGGTAATATGAAAGGCTTCTGCATAGCCGTTGATATAGTTGATATACTTGTCAACATAAGGCTCGGAAGCAGGAGCTATCTGAATGAGTTGCTGTCGTGTAAGTTTCATTTGAGGTCGTCGTTATTCGGTTCGGGAGAAAAATGCTTGAAAATCGTGAACTTCTCTACGAACTTGACTGTAAGTATGTAGTAGAGAAGTGATGTGAGCTTATGCCATGTGGAACCAGGAGTACAGAGGCTTCGCCAGTTGCGTACGATGTTGGTGCCGAATAGGTAAATGGCAGCAAAGCAAACGTATTTGACGCAGACAAGCGCCTGTTCTTCGGTGTGCATGAAGTGCCCGACGATAAACATCGATGCTGCCGTAGCGAAGAAGATAAGGCAATAAATAAAACACATGCCAGCCTTTCGCCATGACCATTCCTCGCCGTTGAATATGGCAGCGAGCAGACCGAAGACGAAGTTGACGACAAAGAGTATGAGCATACCTGCCATGAAGTCCTGAATGGGACTCAATAAGGCGAAGAACGCCCCGGTAACTGCTATTATAACGCTTCTAATATCATTCATACTTGCAAATTTAACGTGCAAGAGAATATGTATTGCGGTGATTCGTCTGAAAGAGAAATAAAAACAGCGACCCCTTAAAGAGTCGCTGTGTGCATGCTGTCAGTACTTGTCTTCGATGTCGTTGAACGCAGAGCGCACGTCGCGGGACAGAGTACGTGCATAGCGTTGAGTCTGTCGGAGATTCGTATGCCCGAGAACCTTCGATACAACATTTATAGGCATTCCCTTTGAAAGGAACATTGTAGCTGCTGTCGCTCGTCCCATGTGTGAATGGAGACCGTCAACACCTATCATGGAGCCTATGACCTTAAGATAGTCGTTGTAGCGCTGATTTGAGAGCGTGGGCAGCTTGTTGCCGTACTTGGCCAGAATGTCGACTGCCTGGGGGAGAAGCTGTAGGACGAAGTCGACATCGGTCTTGGCACGGCGGTCGTGATAAAAATACTTACCGTCGATAAGGTCGCACTCGTTGAAGTCGAACGCCATCAGGTCGGCATACGCAAGCCCGGTGTAGCATTGGAAAAGGAAGAGGTCGCGAGCCTTGCAGAGGTGGGGAGTGGAAACGGTGAGGCTGCGGACGGCATCGAACTGCTCCACGGTGAGGCAGTCGACATACTTCTTGTCGCCACGGCTTATCTTGAAGCTAAGGCGACGATACGGATTTTCCTGCACAAGGTTGTCAATTATGGCATCGTTAATGAAGAGTTTCAGATACTTGTGATAGTTGTAGATGGTGGACTGTCCTATCTCGCGAGTATGCAAGTATTCGTCCATCGCACGGACATTGGCGACGGTAAGGTCAGCGAAGGAAGCTATCTTGCCCCACGAGCGCAAGAAGCGAGTGAAGACACGGTAGCGAGTCTTAGTGCTTTCAGACACACGCCGCTTGAGGGTGCGCTGCTCACAGTAGGTAGGAAAATCCATTTCCTCGGCACGTTCGCCTTGATAAAGTTTGGTGATAGAGTTGAAATTGAAGTTGTCGTCGCTGTAAGACTTGTTCACAATCTGGTCGGCTTTGGCACAGAGAACCGCAAGGCGCTTGTTCAATTCGTCTTTGTCTGGACGGCGGACGACCTTGTTTTTGTTATTGTCCCACTCGTTGGGGGCGATTCTTATGCCAGTCGCGAAGTACTTCTGCTTGCGACTCAGACTAAACCTAATTTCCACAGAACCGGGCTTTCCTTCTTCCGTGGCGTGCTTTCTGTCATAAACAATGTTAAATTTCAAAATTGCCATAATGCATAAATCTTTAAAGGTGTTTATAATGTATCGGGAACAGGAACACGCATTTGGTAATACATTTTTTGGCATTTGGTAATACATTAGTAATACTTTTGTGTCAAAATTGCATTCAAGATGCGCGGAAAGCCGATGTATGCAGGTGTACCCGAACGCTGCGACGTAAAACGTTTTATACACACGTATATGTATTTAACCCGTTTGTAATCAGCAACTTACACGAAGCAAAATACCGATAACGGCTTGATTGAGAAGCTGTTATCGGTATTATCAGATGTAATGCAAAATGTGCTATATGTGATCCGCATGGGATTACATACATGATGCTATAGGTGTCTGATAATCAGTGTTCTCGGCGTTTCAATGCAAAGGTAGGTAATTTTTTGGTAATACAAAAACTATTATATAAAATATTTTACACAAAAACGGGTTTGTGATATGTTAACATATATAAACGGGGATTTGGACGGTTGCCCAACTTTGCGTATCTTTGTATCGCTTTTAGAACTCACACGCTGATAGCAATGTTACAGACGCAGGTATCCTCTATATACAGGGAGTCTTCATTCAAAGTTCGGGTGTGAGCGAACGGCGAATGGGGACTCTTCTTTTTTTTGTCCCTATTCATGGTCGAAGTGTAAGAGACGGCTAAATACACCACGCATCACTTCGACTTGAAACAAACACTGCAAGTGGGCCCCGGGGCAGAAGCGCAAGAGTTGATTGGAGAAGGCGCGGGAAGGCGGTAGCGAACACCGAAAGCTCCATACACTAACTGTCGTTAGCTGGCAAGTGGTGGTGACGGGTCTGATCCTGACGTTTGCTCACCTGTTAAGCGACTCTTTCTTATAGACGGATGCTCAATCCTCTATAAGGGGAGAGTCTGCTCTAAGCCCTCAGCCTTCCGAATGCTCTTTGATAGTTTAGATTGAGAATAATAAATATGATTTTCTCTTTGGTTCTTTCTCTTGATTTCGATTTGAAGAAAAAAATAAATTAAACCCGAAAAAACGTCACGTTGAAGAGAGAATACCGAAGACATTAACTGTGGAATTAGGTTTTTAGTTTGATATTCATACGATTAAATTTTTTCATAAGTAACTGTTCAAAATTAATTTTACAAATATGAATAATTCACGAATAAGTTCGTACCCACAGATGCCAAGGCCCTGTTCGTACAATAGAAAAGCGAGTCCGTAGTCTCGTAATCTATCGGTCTTATCCA